AGATCGGCCAGTTCGGTCTGCTGCATGGTCGGCTTCTTCCGGTACTGCTGAGCAGGAACGCCGATCATAGCTCAAAGGCTTTGTGTTTTGTTCTTGTGACTGCGTTTTCCGTATAGACGGGCACAGAAAACAGTCATCAGCGTCACCACGTCCTTGGCCAATTCTTCTTCGAAGGTTTTGGGAGATGCTTCCTCCAAAACTCGCATGTCCGTCCCGGTTTTGCGGCACATCAGCCGAATCAAGGCAGTTCCGAAACGTAGCAGCCGATCTTCGTAGACGACAGAAAGCGTATGAACGTGGCCTTTCAGGATGCGGTTGAGAAGTGCCCTGAGACCGGGCTTGTTGCAGTTAAGACCGGAGCCGATGTCGGTGATGACTTCCGTGCAACAGGCCTGCTTGAGTCGTTCTGCCTGCCGCAGCAGGTCTTCTTTTTGATCGTGGGGAGAGACGCGGGCATAACCAAGATGCTTGTGCTCGACGGTGCTTGCCACCGGATTCAATTGCAGATCGAATCGACGGTGACCGCCAAACATGCAGCAGGCTACGGCAAGAAGGCCTTTCTCAGCCCAACGGCGAATAGTGCTGGGCGACACACCGTAATGTTTGGCAACGATCCCGATGGAGTACAGCGTCATGATTGCCTCCGCTGTCTTTGAACGAGCTCGCCTCTTCTTTTTCCAAGTTTAACGTTGCTATGGAACCCTTTATGGGAGATTGGGTAGATTTTTAGTCAACTAGTAAAACCCCTTTTTAATCGGGCAAGTGATAGAAGTGTGCCCAGTGCCATAGCTATCTCGCTTGTCCGTACTGACTCGCAAACTTTCGTCAACGAAAATCTCTACTTTAGTGTTGTGCTTCGAAATGATTGTGAAAATGCCAGATTTGGCCGCAGTACCTGTAGCCTCTGGCGTCTCCCAATTGCCAAAGTCCGAGACATTTGCGCTGACCTTTTCGTTTACCCATTTGGTGGTGGCAATTGAGTTATCGTCACTCTCCGTCACCGAACTTAATGCCCGGCGGCGTGCGAATGCTCAATGGCTCTCAATTTCGACTTTTTTGATTTCGATCGGAAACGGTAACGAAAAAGTCGTAGTCCGATGCCTTCCGTTTATTGTTACTCTTTTGCCGTTTGTGTGATTTTTAAAACGACAAATGGGAGACACAACACAAATGAAAAAGACCATTGCGGCCGTTGTCTGCGCCGCTGCCGCCGCCATCTCGGTTCAGGCTCACGCCGAAGACACCAAGGTGCTTCGCATGGCCTGCGAAAGTACCTACGCGCCGTTTGTTTTCTTTGACAGCGAAACCGGCAAACTCAAAGGGTTTGAAATCGACCTGCTTGAGTATGTCGCCAAAGACATGGGCCGCAAGCTCGAAGTGACCAACATGGGCTTTGACGCGATCATTCCGTCGATGCTCACGGGTATCACCGATGTCGGTGCTTCGGCTTTTACGATCACGCCCGAGCGCGCCAAGCGCGTGCTCTTCTCCAAGCCCTACTACATCTCGGGCCTGTCGATTCTTGTGCGCGCCGAAGACAAAGACAAGATCAAGAGCGTCAAGGACATTGAAAACTGCACGATCTGTGCGCAAATCGGCACCTCGGGCTCCATGCGCGCGGCAAAAGTCCCGGGTGCTACGGTTCGCAACTTCAACACGATCAACGACGCCTATCTCGAGCTCGGCAACAAGGGCTGCAAAGCCGTGATCACAGATCGCCCCGTGACGGCCTACTTCCTTGCGGCGCGTCCTGAAACCGCCAAGACCTACTACCATCTTCCGGAGGTTCTTAACAGCGAATCCTTCGGCTTTCCGGTGAGCAAAAACAAGCCGGAACTCATGAAAGCCATTGACGCAGCCATCGACAAGGCTCGTGCCAACGGCGAATTCACCAAGATATATGTGAAGTGGTTCGGCGAAGAACCTCCCAAAGAACTCTTGAAGTGATCCAAAGATCCAAACTCAGGCGTCGGTAGGAGAATCGACCGACGCCTTTTTAGTACACGCTTTTCCTTCGGGAGGCGTTGATTCTGATTGCACGCAGAGATTTTGTTGACGGCTGTGGTCTTTTGACAACGGTTCGAGTCCTTTGCTGAAGAGCGACGCGCAAAAGAAAGCTTCATCGCAAGCGTTGACTTTTACTGTTCCAAAACTGTTTGGTGAACCCCATCTCAAACGCCGTGAAGTAACACTCCCGTTAGTAACATCGTTGTTACTAGCAAAGCCGTTACTTCGCCTATCTCTTTTCTCATCACCTCTTTGCAAGCGATCACTCTTCTGGCACAATTGCCGCCGATCAAGCGGATTTCTCAGTGTTTACCGTGACCTTCGGGTCAATCAAACCTGAACTACAAACCACCCCGACGCGGGCGTTTGCCTGCGCGGATGCAAGAGTGTGGAGCCTACCCATTGCGGTGGACTCTTCTTGTCGTTTCGGTGGGTTTTCGCCTGTTGTCGGTTTCAAACACCCTCAACTTCAAAAGGAAAACCCATGCCCATGACATTTACCTCCTGCATCCCGGCTCAAAACTTCGGACTTGCGTCCGAGACAACGATCCCGGGGTTTCAGCCTTTGCAGCTTTCCTCTCCTGCGCCCGCTCAATTCGTTGCCGTCGACCCGTGCCACGTCTTTGAAGAATCGTTTCTTGAAGACTTTGCGCTGTGGTGGACATGGCACGACACTCGTACGCCGCTCTACATCGCGGGTCCCACGGGTTGCGGCAAGACAACCTCCGTTCTTCAGTTTCTCGCACGCGTCAATGTTCCGGTCATCTCCGTGACCTGTTCACGTCGCTTCGTGAAGGACGATCTTGTCGGCCGCTGGGGCGCACACGAAGGAAGCTTTGCCTGGATCGACGGCCCCGCAACCATCGCGTGGAAAACGGGAGCCGTGCTGCTCATCAACGAATTTTCGCTGGCGCCACCCGAAGTCTGGGTGGGTGCCAACGACATCTTCGAGGGGCTGCCCATCACAATCGAGAAGACAGGTTTGAGCATACCGAGACACGACAACGCCCGGGTCATCGTCACCGACAACTGCCGTTGCGGAACGTTGCCCGAATCGGCCTACAGCTCACGCAATCAGCAAGACGTCAGTACGTGCGATCGCTTCTGGCACCTTCAGGCCTCCTGGCCCTCGCCCGAAGTGGAAACACGCATCGTTCTTGCGCGCTGTGAGCGTGTCGTGCCCGGCGGATTGCCGGCCCCTGCGCCCGACATTCTTGCCCGGTGTGCCGCCCGCTTTGCCCAAGCCACGCGCACGAATCCGGCTCGAGAGACGGATTTCGCCAGCGACGATGTGCCTCCGGCATTGAGCACCCGCGTGCTGATTCGCCTGTGCGAAATCCTCACGCAGTTGCTCGCAAGCGGTATCGCTCCCGATCAGGCGCTCGCGCGAGCCGTCAGGCTTGCCATCGGCAGCGCCCTGACGGATCAAGCGTGTTTGGCGCTCATGGAGCTTGCGGCATTTCACTTTGCTCCGCTCCTTGAGTCACTGGGCTCTGCGGCCAAAAAGCGACCTCGCCAAGCGCGGCTGCCGACGCTTGACTAAGCCGCCGCCCGAGTCTTCGACCACCTCCTTTCTTTGCGGTTTTCCCCCGAAGAACAGTCCTCTCGACTCTTCCGACCCCGTTCTCCGTCCTTCCGGCTCAAGATCCGTGACTTGTCTGCGTCGCGCTTTATCAGCACGTCTTCGACAAGCGTCGGGTTCTTTTGCGCGCGCAACGGACCGCAACGGGGTCTTTTCTTTTGGAAATTCCCGATGCAGCTCGATCCCCGCCCCGAACCCGCACCCATGACAGACGCCGAAATCGCAAAACTCATCCCTCCGAAAGGAAAAGAGAGTTTTGTGAACTGGTACTTCATGCACATTGATCTTGAACCCGACTGGAGAACCGCCATGCCTTCCTGCGGACCTCGCTTTAGCGAGCTCACGGACAGGCAGTTTGCGGATCTTTACGGAGAAAGCTTTCAAGCCAAAACGGCTCGCCTTGAAAATATCGATGCCGGACGCGGCACTGCGTCCCAATTGCCTCAAAAGGCTTCGCGCGGAACCCATCCTCCCAAACGGTGTTTTCGCGGATGCTTTAAGCGCACACAACGGCGAACTGTCAAAGCTGTAGATAAAACCGTCTGAGTCAATCGTCGCCTGAGGCTTTGACTCGGCCGGTTTGCCGGCTGAAACGTCTGCGGTTTGTTTCTTTGCTCTCTGCCTTTTTCCCGACACGCTCTTGTTCCGGCAACGGACGAGGCGTTCGGGAAAAAGGCGAGCGTGAAGATTTCCTGCCTTGCGTCCGTTTTTCCTCTTTTCAACCCCACCGCATGCCGCTTCGCTCGAAAATCAGCGCATCCTCGCCCGTTCGGAGCCGACATTTCCTGACGAATGATCTCATCGGCGAATCCGACTCAAAGGCGTCATTTGACGTGCTCGCCGAGCGGCTTCTGCAGCGGTTGTGTTTGACGGCAAACTTTCGGAACGGGTTCCTGAAGACCATGGATGCCGCCTTAAACGGTCTTTGCTGCGCCGACAAAACACGGATTCAAAACCTTTGTCTGGTACTTCTTCGTTCGATTCCGGACTCTGAACTCTCCGGCAATTTGCGACTGATCGAAAAGCTCCTTTCCGTGGCTGCCGTGCTTTTGCGTTCGGTTCCCCAAGACAGCGCCTTATTTGACGCCGAAACACAAAGTCTGCTGCAGGCTATGCTTGAAAACGAAGCAGAACTCACGCGGATTTATCGGACACACCAACAACGAAGCGGTCTGAACGCCCTTGTACTGCTGTCGGGCTTTTACGCAGCCGTTCAAAACAATCGAGACGAGCCACAAACGGCAGCCTTTGGCCGCCTACTATTCGTGCGGCATTCGTTTTTTGCGTTCGTTGCGTCGACCTCAACGACAACACTCTTGCGAACGCTCACGATCGTGCGCGTCTTTCCTCAAGAGAAGTCCCCCGTGCGGCTTTTTTTATCGCCTGCAGTTTTCGCACCCGTCTTTCATAGCCGCCTGCACGGCCAGCCTCTTTCTTTTGTCAACGCCCTACCCCATATCGAAACACCAGTCACACGCGATGGTGAGCTCCTACGGCTTTTGAAACAAGCCGGTCTTGTTGGCGCCACGCATCGGGTTCGACGCTGGACCGACGCCGGGCGATTGACTGTTGAGAGCCTTTGGGAACTGCGCCGTGCAGTCGTCAGACGCCTCTTTACGCTTGTCACCTCCGAGACAGCTGCAGCCTTGCATGGCGCCGCCTATGACTTCCTGCAGTTGGAAAGCGATGCTCAGCGTGTCATTGCAGCTCCGGGCAGTTCCGGCGAATTGAAAAGCACCTCGAAAACCCCAGCACCGGAGGTTTTGTGTCATCCGGTGATGAACGGCGCGGTGGCCGGCGTCGGTTTACCCTCCTGGGCCAATGCCGTGCTCGTAAGGGCTCTCACGCGCGTCAACGAAGCCGTCAGAACCGATCACTGCGCCAGACGCTTTTTCGTCATTGGGCTTGAACCGCAGGACAACATCCGCGTTGCGTCAGCCTCGGATAACTTGTCCCAAACCTTGTCCGAATCCGTCGGCTCATGCGCGGAGTTTCTTTCGGTCTTGAACAAAACGCTCGAAACGAAAACGGCCGATCGTAATTTCTTGCCTGCGCTTCCCGCCGGACTGTTCGTGCCTGCCCGGTTCTTTGCCACGCCGCCGGCGCTTTGGCTTGCTCCTTTGGAGGCACTCGGTCTTGCCGTGACTTGCACGCGTCCGAAGGCAACCGTCACGCCTTACGAGGAGAAAGAAGGAACTTCCCTGCCATCGCGTCTCAAAGAGAGTCACCCGTGTGAGCCCGGCGTGCTCTTTCCCTTTTTCGACTCTGTGGGTACCGCCCGCTGGTGGCTGGAACAGATCGGTGAACGTTCTCACACCAACGGCGAACAAGCCTCTCGCCGCCGTCTTTTGAAGCACTTTCTTCTGACTGACGTCATGGCGCGACTGCTGCGAATCCTTGTGTTGCAGGCTCACCATGCCGATCAAAGCGTCGGCCATCGCATCCTCGGCCAAACCGCGGCACTTGCCGATACCCCGATGAGCGAAACGCTACAGCGAGAACTCAAAAAGTTTCTACCCGTTCAACATTTTCGCAAGGTCTGTGCTGCCTCTTTTGCCGAATTGGCTCACGGTTTTCTGGCGCACGACCTGCAGCACAAGGGCCGAACCGACGTCGCCACCGGACTCGAAGCTGTGATCGAAGCCCAAAAACGACAGTTGGCCAGCGCCCGCAGCAAACGGCTCAAACGCATTGCGGCTCGACCCGATCCTTAACCGTTGAATTCTTTCGGATTTTCTCGTATGTCTTTAATCAAATTCTTTACCCACCGACGGCGTTCGATTTTTACGGCCGGCACCGATGCGGTGCGTGCCGACACGTGGCGCCCCGCCGTCGAGTTGTGGCCGGCTGCAGCCTGGGGCCTCACTGCAACTGCGGCCTTGAGCATGACACTTACTGCAATGACGCCGCCCGTGCCGGCTCTGCCCATGGGGTTAGCCGCGGGGGTGTTGGCTACGCTGCGGCTGCGATCCGCTTTGAATGTTCTCAAAGATCGTGCGGCCTTGGCGGGCAGCGCACTGGAACTCATCTCCTCCCGATCCTTTGCCCGAAGGCTTTTGCGCGCTCGACGCGACATGGCCGGCAAAGGCAACATCGAAACCTTTGCTCCCGTCTGGTTCGGCCGCGGTTTTGATTGGGGACCCGAACACGCACAAAAGCTCTATGAACTCTCCAAAATCGATGTCAACCGATTGCTTCCCGCGCGTGCGCTTTGCAAACTTTTGACCGGCACCGAGCCCAAAGATTCCCGTACGGTGGGGCTTTCGGCCATCGACGGACTGGAAAGCCGCAAAAAAGACATCTGGGTGTCGGAAAAGACCTTGGAAGGCGGCACGCTCATTGTGGGGACAACTCAGGCGGGCAAAGGTGTGCTTTTGACGAGTCTTGTGACGCAAGCGATTCTGCGCGGCGAATCCGTCATCGTGATTGACCCCAAGATGAGTTCGCGTCTGCAAAACGCCGTGACGGCCGCGGCAAAACTCGCTCACCGCAGTCCCCCGCTTTTCTTTCACCCCAACCATCCCGAGGAGCTTCGAATCAATCCGCTGACGCACTTTGAGCGTCCGAGTGAAATCGCAAGCCGCATCACCGCCGTCATGTCTGACTCGGGCCCCTTTACGTCGTTTGCTTGGTCAGCCGTCAACGTTGTCGTCGAGCTGCTCGTGCACGTCGGACGAACCCCTTCAATTGCTACGATTGAAGCGGTACTCACCGGTGACTTCGAAGATTTGCTTTTAGAAGCGGCAGAACTTGACTGCGGCGAGGACTATTTCGACATGCTCGTTTCTGAGGCCAAAGTCAAGGGCAAAAAAGGTCGCGAGGGCGTGCTTGACGTTCTAGAACGGGCCAGGGCCGAAGAAAGACTCTCGGAAGCAACCCTCAAGGGTGCGGCAACCTATGCCCACGACCCCGTGCATTTTGCGAAGATCACGGCGAGCCTCATGCCGGTTCTGGCAATGCTCACCTCCGGAGCGTTGCGACAAACCCTCTCGCCTCGCGACGACGATCCGCTCGCCATGAGTCTTTCGGAAATCATCGCCCAGCGAAAGATTCTCTATGTGTGCCTCAATTCGCTACCGGACCCGACTGTTGCGGGCGCCATCGGTTCGATGCTTCTTGCCGACCTCGCCTCCTGCGCGGGCGAACGTTACAACAACACGTCCATCTCCCGAAACACTGTCAGTCTCTTCGTAGACGAGTGTTCGAAACTTGTTCACGAGTGCTCAAACGTAGCCTATAAATTCTCGAAAAACCAAGTATTTCCAGTGGTTTGGGCAAAATTAAAGGACGGTATCTTTTAACTTGGATACCGTCCTGGATACCAAAGAGCAGAATCCTAAATCTCCGACATCTTCTTAACGAACTGGCGATCGTTCTTGTTGGTGCCGACTCCGCCGACTGCCTGGCGTTCACGTCTACGCTGGTCATTGGCAGCGTTGATCATGTTCTGGATCGTGTATCCAGTCAGTCCCTGCTTTCTAGCTTCAGCTGCTAGTTTAAGCATTTCTCGGCGGGCTTGGTTCATGCCTGCGTGGTCGCCTTCGCGTCTGGCCTTCTTAAAGTCCATGTAGATGCGGTTTTTATCAGCGTCGAACGACTCCTTGTGGCGGATCAGCGAATCCTGAACACGCATGCGGTCGGTCATCACGCGGGGCTGGAAGCCAAGTGTCTGAATTAGGAAGTCCCCGACATCGTAGTCTTGAGGCTTCACCAGCACGTCGCCTGCCTTGGAGCTGTAGCCCTCGGTCATAAAGCGAACGCCCTTGCTCAGGTTGGTGGCCAAGCCGTTGGGCAGTGCGTACTCCAGAGCTTTCCACTCATCGCCTTGAACGAAATATTGTCCGGCGGTATAGAACTTCTGCACCAGAGAAGCGGCAGGCCCCAGAGCCCCGGCAATCAGCTCGTTGGCACCATCTCGCCCGTCAGAGAACTTGGCGTTCATGTAGGGCATCGGACTCAACATATTCTCAGCACCGATCTTGCCGGACACGTCCATACCAAGCCAAGCAGGAACACCTCGCATCAGCAGGTTCGACATGTCTTTGTCGCCGATCATCTTGCGGATCAGGTCTTCCCCGTCATCTCCGGTATCGCCCATGCCCATGGCAGCAATGCCCAACAGCACCGTGGCGAACGGCGTACCCTTCAAGCCCGTGAATGCCATATGGGTTGCCAGCATGTAGGCGAACTGTCTGCGGGCCTCTGCTCTGACTTCCGGCGTAGCTCCCTTGAAGGAGTTAGCTGCCAAGCGAGTCATCAAACCGGCTTGGATCAGCTGGAACTTGCGGAACTGAGTCATCACGCGAGTCAGACCGTTGTAGGTGAACCACTTGGGGGCGTTGAACGCCGAGTAGTCACCGTGCGTCTGGTAGATCACGTCGTCTGCATACTCTCGAGCTTTGGCCGGAGACTGTCCACGCATAATCTCTGCACGGTATGCCGTCAGAAAGGTTGACACGCGGTTGAGCATTTCCACCTGGCGAGCCATCTTGTTGAGCTTGTCCGAAACTCGGACAGCCGCATCACGCACCTTGCCGCCGCCTCGGTTCACGTCACCGAAGTCTTGGGTCATGCCGATATCCAAGTGGCCGTGGCGACGCGAATGGTCCAGAGCCTTCCACTCATCCATGGTCAGAGGCTTGTTCTTGACGGACTCGTCGAGCATCTGCTTCTCGAGCTTTTCCAGTGTCGGATCATCCTTCATCCACTTGGCCACTTCCATCGTGTTGCTCACCAAGCGTTTGAAGATTTGGGCACCATGCCGCTGAGCCATGAACGGAGCCGACATCATTATCGACTGAGTCATGTTCTGCAGATAGTAGGCCGGGTTCGTGAGCAGCATCATCATGGAGGCCGTGCGGAGAACACCATTGACCGCGTCGCTCGTCTGCTGCGTGGAAAGGTTCTCACGCTGGATCAACTCAGACTGGAAGACTCTCGCCGTGGCGAAGTCATCGCCTTGGAGCTTCTTGATCGACTCATCAATTTCTCGACCTGCCTTGGCAACTTCATCCGAGTAGCGCATGAACGCTAGCATGTTTGCCGTAGACGGCGCAGCCGCCATGAGGTTCTCGATCATGTTCTGATTAAAGCCGCGTACCGTGCGTTTCTTGAGCATGCGCTTCTTGGCGGATGTTTCTGCCAGCGACTCGATGTACATCTTCGAGATCATCGCGTGGAGTTCTTTTGCCAAAGACTTAGCGTGGGCTCCGTATTTATCTGCCAGCTCGCCTTCTTCCATGCTCTTAGCGAGCATATTGGCTGCGCGTTCCAGCTGTTTGTAGCCGGGCACATTGTCCTTGAGTTCTTCCAGACGTTCGCCGAAGACCACCTTGGAGCCCGGGTACTCGGACTCGTATTCCTTGGCAATCTGCTCAGCGGTACCGTAGCCATCCACGAACTCGACAGCGTAGTCATCACCCGAAGATTTGAGAGCATTCAGAGTGGACGCAGCCTTCTGGACACGCTTGCGGTCTTCCTTGGTGGGCTTCTCCAGGCTGTTGAACACATCTTCCTGGGCCTTCAATTCCTTCTCAGCAGCAACATAGTCTGCGGACTTGAAGATAACCATGTGCGAGCCCGCACGCATCAGAGGCACGTAGGAACTCTTGCTCAGACGATCAACTTCCTTGCGTAGTTCTTCCAGCTGGGCGTTTTCGGGAATTTCGCCGTCCTGTTCTTCCAAGGCGGGCATGCGCTGTTCGTCAAGCTTCTCTTTTAAGAGACGATAGCGTTCGCGCAACTGCTTGTTGCCGTATTCGAAGACATCGCTGATGACTTCTCGCTGCGCCTTATTGAGCTTAACCCAACGACGGCGCATGGCGATCTCAGCATCGTACTTAGCCTGGTCTTCCAAGCCATCCCGATACTCGTTGTATGCAGCTTCGTCCTTGAAGACACCCTTGTGCCAGTAACCCCAAGCCCCTTGGACTACAGCGTCTTTGATGTACTCGTTGACGACATCGCGCTGCTCTTTGGGAAGATTGGCTGCCTTGTTGCTGATAGCGCTGGCGTCCTTCAACAGCTCATTGCGGAGCGTGTTGATCTTCTCGTGGACATTACCCCAGTGACGGAAGCCATCAATACCCGTGGCATCGTAGGCCATCTTGATCACGTCGCGCGTAAAGTAGCCTCCCAGTGCCGTGCGGAATAGGAAATGGTTGACGTTCTTGGCGCGAGCTTTCCACTTCGGACTGCGCTTGAAGACCTTATCAATCGCAGCGTCGATGGCCTTTTGGGTTCTTTGGGTTAAGCCTTGTCCTTGGCGGCCTTCTCCGCTGCCAATTGCTTGCCCCTCTCCCGATCCATCTGTTTGGCCAGAGCTAGTCCCCACAGCTTGCCCGGGTTCTTCTCTTGCCAGGCCTTTATCAGTCTGGTGTCTTCCTTCATCGTCTCCGGATTCAGCGGGTTCCTGTCTAGGGATATCCCCACTTCTCGATAGCTGTCCTCGATTATCTTGTCCGCTTCTTCCTCTGTTAGGTAGCGTGGAGCCCACATGGTCTACTTCTCCTTGGCTGCTTCGGCTTCCAGTTGGAGTCGGCGCTTCTGATCTTCCAGCATCAGTTTGTCCAGCCCCCACGGCTCGCCCGGATGGGCTTTCTTCCACGCTTCGATCTTCTCGTCGCGGTACTTGTGCCGTTCTTGCCACGTCGGAAAGTCCTTGTCCTGAATCCCCGCTTCCTCCTCCTGCTTGCGTATGATCTCTAGTGCCTCTCCCATTGTCAGATACGATGGAGCCCAAATTGTCATCTATCTCTCCTTGGCGGCTTTCTCCCTCGCCAGCTGCTCTCCCCTCTCCCGATCCATCTGTTTGGCCAGAGCTAGTCCCCACAGCTTGCCCGGGTTCTTCTCTTGCCAGGCCTTTATCAGTCTGGTGTCTTCCTTCATCGTCTCCGGATTCAGCGGGTTCCTGTCTAGGGATATCCCCACTTCTCGATAGCTGTCCTCGATTATCTTGTCCGCTTCTTCCTCTGTTAGGTAGCGTGGAGCCCACATGGTCTACTTCTCCTTGGCTGCTTCGGCTTCCAGTTGGAGTCGGCGCTTCTGATCTTCCAGCATCAGTTTGTCCAGCCCCCACGGCTCGCCCGGATGGGCTTTCTTCCACGCTTCGATCTTCTCGTCGCGGTACTTGTGCCGTTCTTGCCACGTCGGAAAGTCCTTGTCCTGAATCCCCGCTTCCTCCTCCTGCTTGCGTATGATCTCTAGTGCCTCTCCCATTGTCAGATACGATGGAGCCCAAATTGTCATCTATCTCTCCTTGGCGGCTTTCTCCCTCGCCAGCTGCTCTCCCCTCTCCTGATCCATCTGTTTGGCCAGAGCTAGTCCCCACAGTTTGCCCGGATTCTTCTTCTCCCAGGCGGCTATCAGTTCGTCCTCCTTCGCCCGCTCCTCTGGCGTACCAAGTCCCACGGGTTGGTCTAATCCCATTTCCAGATATCGGTCGCGGATTATTTTGTTGACTTCCGCTGTTGTTAGATACTGTGGCCACCACATGATCCAATTCCCTCACAATGTCCGCCAACCCAGCATAATTCGGGTTAGCCAATAGGTGTATGAAAAGCTTATTGCTTCGACGAGCCCCAAACAACGACGCAAACATCTCTTCGCAGTAGGTGTCGTCGTAGGCCTCATCAGCAGCTTGACTGTTCGCTCCATTTTTGATGGCTGCTTTTTTGGTGTCGCTCGCCTCATTCGCCGGATATAGCAGAATGTACGCCAAGTCCGCGAGGTCTTCATTAAGATTCTGGGCTCCGTGTGCGTACTTGGGGACACTGTTAGGTGTGAGCACTAGGATTTTACTAACCCAGTTTTCAATTTCTGCCTGATACTTTTCAATGAATGCTCTGGTCTTGTCTCTGCCAACTATGGACGAAACCATATGTCCGCACTCATGGTATGGAACGTAGTCACGCCACCCTTCTGTACCATTGCTCAAGAAGTTGCACCGTAGCATTTGTGTTCCGGCAGGAGCTTTCCACGCAACAGGGATAGCCTTGCCGTCAAGTGGTATGCGCACAACCCGGTGAGATTTTGCAACAGTCAAAAATGATCCGCCGTTTCTTCCGATAGGAGCAGCCGAACCGTCATCTTTGCGCAGTTGGACAACGCTGTTCGTACCATCTACAAGATAGACATCCTCGTTAAACGGGAATCCGTTGCGGCGGACATTCTCAATAGCCGGTAAAACGTGCTTGATGAATGTGTCAGTAAACAGCCCCTTCAAATCTTCTGCGGGGTTACTAGACTTCTCCAGGATGCTCTTAAATGGAATCGCCAGACCATTGAAGTCGTTTTCGACAACGAAAAAGCCAACCTTTTGAAGCTCCTTGCCTACGGCTGTTTTCGCTTGTATCTTTCGGATAGCGTTGAAGTCAACGGAATAGACCGGCTTTCGACCTTCTCCGAACAAAGACTTTCCGATTGAAATATCCGCCTGTCCTTTATTAGAAATTCCTTGGCCAATTCGCTTACCGATGAACGGAATTGCGGTTGTGTCTATGTAGCGCAGAGGGCTCGTTTCAACACTTCCTGCCTCCTCAGCTTGCCCCCTGGCGACAAGATTAAACAGCTTCTCTGACAGCCTGTCTGCCTTCTTAGGATCGAAGTTCGCTGCACGAGAGGCTTTATCCAACCAAACTAAAAGCTCAAGAGCGGCGTTGGCAGCACGCTGCGGTTTCCATTTCTCCAGACGTGAGACGGCATCCAACGCCTCTTGACTGGTAATGGCATCCTGAAACTCCTTGGCCAGCGCGGGATTGTTTTTGACTCCTTCTTCCAGCTGGGCAAGACTGCCGTCCAAGAACGTCTTGTGCTTGGTGTCCAGCTCCACGATGCGCTTGCCGTCGGCTCCTCGGTTGGAAGCCTTGGTAAGCAGGCGTGTGTACATCAGACGGCCAATGAAGTTGTTGGCATCTTTGTGTTCGTCTGTCGTCTTAGACCCACCAATATCAGAAGTGACGTGGATGCCAGCGGCTTCCAGCTGCTTATCCGGTTCTTCGGTGCTGTCCGCCTTAGACTGAACGAGTTCAGACACAGCAGTAGGCTCGCCGGACGCTAGAGCGTTTTCAGAGATTTCAGCCTCGGGGTCGGTTCCCTTCGCCACAGCTCCGGATGCTTGGTCTGCCGGGTTGATGGCCTGCATGATGCTGTCGTAGAACTCCGGATGGCGCTCGCGCTTGCCCTCGATGTAGTCGGCGTAGTCGTTGAGCTGCTTGGTGTCCGGGAAGAACTGTTTGCCCTTAACTTGGCCTTGGAATGTAATCTCCTGATCTCTCAGCGTGAACTTGAGCTGTGCCTTGCCAGGCTTGAGGTTCCCAGCCTGAACATCGTACAGGTCATACGTCGGCAGATTCTTCGGCGCGGCTTGGTTGGCAGCCTCGAACCGATCGAAAGCCTGCTTGCGCTGGTGAGCATCAAACACGTCGGCCATCGACTTGTCAGGACTACGCATAGCCTGAGCGGCCAAGGTATAGACCTCAGCTTTCTTGGGATTGCTCTTGGCGTATTGCTTTGCCAGGCCGTCGAACCGATCGGCGAATTCCGCAGACGTTGTGGCGTTCTCGCTGATGCCGTTAAGCGCAGGGACCAACTTGTTCACGTTGTCAAAGTCCCTGGAACCTAGAGCTTCATTGGCTTCTCGCAGAGCTTTGGCCGCCGGAGCATAGCCTTCTTTGTCGTAGTGCTTCCTCACGGCATCCAGAGCCACCGGCTTCTTGTAGCGTTCGCGCTGGTCTTCGGGAACACCGAAGATGTCCAAATAGCGGGCACGCGCCTGCTGGAATTCGTCTTCCTTGGCTTTCTTTTCGTCTGCCTTGCGCTGGGCAATTTCCGCCTTAACTTGGCGCTTCTGCTCCGCCTTTGCCAGACGTTCGTTCTCACGAGACTGCTTGGCTGCCAGCTTTTCCGCTTCCTTAGCAGCTTTGGCTTCCTCGGCAGCCTGCATTTCGGCTTGGCGTTGGGCCAGGATTTCTGCACGGCGCTGTTGAGACGCCACCTCTTCGGCATCTAAAGTTGCCGGTGAAGTTTCCCCAACAGGAACCATTTGCGTTGGAGCGGCCTTGGCAGACGCCACGATCTGCGTCGGTACGACTTGATCTCCCTGCTGAATGACACCCTCGACAGGCGTAGCCCCCTCCATGGACATAGTTGCCCCTGAGGCTGCTTGGTTCACATCCACCGGCTCTTGGGAAACTTGAGGTCTGCCATCTCCGGGAGATGCAAAGCGAAGAGCACGCATGGCTCCATGCGCACCACCACCCATAGCTGAGCCTGCGATCATGCTTTGAGCAATGTTCTGACCGAGACCCTCATTCCACGGCTTGTCTTCCGCCCAGTTCTGAGGAACCGTTTCCGTCGGAGCTTGCGCGGCTTCTTCGAGACCTTCGGTCACAGCCGATTTGCCAACAGATGCCCAAGGCTTGTTTGCCATGGTTTCTCGGATGCTCTTGTTGAACACCGCAGATTCCACGCTACCGCCAATACGTCCGGCTGCTCCAGCTACCAAGCCTGTTCCGAGGCCGGTCAACGCTGCATACCCCACACCTTCCAGGGGGTCTCGCGTTTCAGGATTTGCGGCGTTGTATTGAGCAATGGAAGACGCAGACATGCCTGCGCCGACCAAGCCTTCGCCGCCTGCGGCCCAGTAGTTTGCGGCCTTGGCACTCGTGCTTCCCAGCAGTTCTTTCTTTACTGCGTTCTTGGCGGTTGCTGTACCTGCAAGCTTCGCAGCTCCCTTGGCCCCGGCAGCACCCAAGCCACCACCAGCTAACGACATCGGGAGGGCTCTAGCCACGTCGTATGCGATGGCTCTGGGATTGGATGCGTATGCACCAAGAGTTCCCCAAAAACCCTCAGCCTCTTCGACTTTGCGAAGGGCTTCTTTCGTTTCGGGCGTAAGCTCGTTGTAGTAGCTCTTCTCCAAATCGGCCAAACCCGCTTTGTCCGCTGCGGCAGTTGCCGATACGTCTGCACCGACAGCTGAACCCGCCAGATCAACCAAACCTGTTACGGTATGCGCAAGGTCTGTTGTGACACCTTGCTTTAAGCCGGTGCCGATGTCTCCGAAAATCGAGTCGTTCTGGTCTTCTCCCTCCGACGGCTGATACGTGCCGAGAAGTTGCTCAATCGGCGCTGAGCCTTTCAAATAGTCCATATGTAGCCCTTAAACTAAGAACGGTTCCATTTCTTTTCTACGGCGTTCAACCAGACCTGGGTGAATCTGGAGACCACCCATTGCCGTGCGCACCTTCGTAAACCCATGTTCAGGGTCAGCTACTTCATACACAAACCGCTTCAAATCCCCACGACTCAAAGCCTCGAAGGCATTAGATTGCAGGAATGTGTCTGTGCCGACGTTGTAGCAAAGCGAGATCAGAGAGGCCTTTTGTCTCGGGTTGAGGTTGACACCGGCATTGGCCAGAGCACTGTCTAGCTTCGGTGTGATTTCGGTTCGTATATGATCCTCTAACCGCTGCGAAGCCTCAGTCTCCGTGATACTCTTCTCGCCTTCGTTAGCACGAGTGCCGTACCCGATTGACGTTTGTGTGTAGTCGGTATACGGTGAAGCCTGGAAACCTTCAAGGTCCTTGATCAGCCCAGACGCGATGGAGAGACTTTCTGTATCTCCGGACCCATTAAATACGTTCGCGGTGGGCTGGTTAGGGTTTGCGGAAGCCCCTCCCTGCTGCGGAATGTTTTCGATACGTCCAGTCTGGTAGTTCCAGAACTTTGTCCCGTCTTTGCTAATTAGACCGACCGCGTCAGGGCGAATAAGGAATCTGGAAGCCCAGGCTCCGTTCTCTGCTGCCCATGCTTTAAATGCTTCGGGATCGACCCCTCTCGGATAGATTTGCCCGGTTCGCAGATCAATAGGCCCACCGGTCGTTTTGTCAATTGTGTATGTGTTGCCGTCCATGTCTGTCGAACTGTAGGGGTCAGTTTTCGGAGCAACACCGGCACCACGAGCTCTGGCATCGAGGTATCTCACCGTAGCGTCGTTTTCTCGGATTTCCGAACGAAGCTTTTCTTGCTGGAGACCGGTCGTCATCATCGACTGCATCAACTCAATCGCCTTATCGGAGGCCATCCCGTTCACCAACATGAAGGTAGCCTGCACCGTCGGCAGCGTCTGTCTGATCAATTCCGGCGTGATCTGGATTCGCTGAGTACCGTTAGGTGTTTTGTATTCTGCAAACGTCCCGTCTCCGGAAACGACAATCTCGCTGTCGCCTTGGCCGATGTTCATGTACTGGACAATCTTTCCAAGTGCTTGCGGATCGCCGCTTAAAGCCCCGCGATACATATCGCTGAGTTCCCACTGGGCATCTTGCTGGTTGAGCTGCTTCATGGCCGCGATGCCTGCGCGAGGATCAACTCGAAGCAGATATTTGGCTTCCGCCATCATGATCTGGCGTTGACGAGCACGGTAGTTCATGTCCGTGTAGGAGTTGCCCTGTCCACCGATCGGAGTGTTTCCACTGCCTGGTTGAAGCTGGATAGCCCTGTCTCCACCGCTGTTGCGGATATTTAGGGTCCGGCCATCTTGGGTTTGTACTTGTCCAAGCACTGTGCCGTCAGGCAAATGGATTGCTCGATCGCCAGGGCCTCCAACGTTGATGGTGTTCGGGTCCTGTGCTTCTGCTTGAGCAGGCTGTCCTGATGCTCTCGCAACACTTGCCGGTTGCATCGGCCCGCCGCCTTGGCGATCCAAACGTGCTCGAGGGGTTTGGTCTGCAGGTCGAACCGGACCGCCGCCATAAGGTCTAAGTTGAGCCGTTTCAGCAGCTACGCCTTCCGCCACACGACGATCTCTGGCAATTTGCTCTTCAGCTGCGAAGCGTTCAGGCATTTTTGCCGTAAGAGTATCTCGAATGACCTGCGGATGATCACTCAAACTGGGGCGTGCCGTCGGGTCTCGACCAACAAGTGGTGCACGATATCGGTCAGGAGACCGTTGCGTGATCGGCACCGTACCGCTCGCAGGCGGGTAGTTGTTGTCGGTGGGGTTGTCTACCGCATCTCGCCAAGCACGAGGGGAAATAGCGCCGCTGGCAATAATGTCTCCAACGGGGCGACCTCCAGTGAGGCCCTCGATCAAACCGCCTGCGCTTCGCACAGTTTGGGCTGCCGTCGAAGCTTGGGTTCTGGGAATCGCAGTCGTCTGGTTCCCTTCACGGAGCTTGGCCGCTTTCTCTCGAGTCGGTCCGCGTCGCTCTCCGGTAGCCCTGGCTGCGGCACCGGGCTTCACCGTGATTGCCCGCGCTTTTGGCTTTTGAGCCTGTCCTTCCACTGCCTGCCGAACCATCTCGTTCGTGTAATGCGGAGTAGAAGCGTCTTCTACAGGGACTCCTCCGACCGTGAAGCTGTTTCGGACAGTCTTCGTTCCAGTGTCCGTTGGCAGCACAACGTTGCGTCGGTACTCAGTCGAGCGATCTTCCACAGGGACGCCATTGATTTCAAAAGTGCGAGGGGCTCCGAGCTGATCTAAAACTCCACCAATAGCTGTGTCTACCTTGCCACGAGCTGCCGCGATCTTGCCTAAATTTTCAGAAGTCGTGGAGTCCATCCAGCCCTTCTCGGGAGCGGTATCGGTGTTGATCGCGCCCTCTTTGCCAATCCCATTGAGGTTTACTGACCCTTCGAGTGCAGACGCCTGTCCCGAAGCCGGTTGCTTGTCCTTAAGCCCTTCTAACACGCCAATCAGCTCTCGTTGGGCCTCTTGTTCTCGATACTTGTCAATAAGGCTCTGGGTCACGCTGTGCCCGGTCGAAAGCCCGTTGACGAAGCTTTGTCCCCAATTCATTCTTTATCCCCCAATTCCGCCATCTCTTCCTTGATGGCATTTTTGTAGTCTTTGAAAAACTCCACGGCACCCTTGTAAATCAATGAATGGTGCTTCTTCAGGTATTCCATGCGGCTTTCGTGTTCAACGTTGTATGCCATGCATGAGATGCAATCGAGACTCGAGCCTTCCGGCAGGTTGTGCCTTTCCTGAAACAGTCCAAACGGCGCATTTCTGATGAGATCCATCACCTGGTCCGTAGTCCAGTCGAACAAAGGAAATGCAAACTCGATGCCTTCGATGCTTTCGGGAGCCTTTACACGTTCAGAAGACCTATCACCACGGATGATGCAAGTTGGCTTAGTCAGGCGAACATAGTCTTCGATGGGCTTCCAGATGTTGTTTCGACAGCAGTCAAAGCGGCTGCAAACGCGGAACTTTTTCGGACCGTAGATGAACTGGCCTGTCGTCGTGTAGCGTGTCGGCACAACATCCACGGGATACCCGTGATCTCTGGTGAACTCGTAGGTGTTGCTTTTAATCGTGATGAAAGTCGGAACGAGCCCGCGCACACGATCCATGTGCTCATAGACTTCCGGAAACTGGTTGCCAGTGTCCACCCATACCACATCGACTTGGTGCCACCAATCGGCAAGCAGAAGCAGACACGCCAGCGAGTCCTTGCCTCCTGAGTACAGAAGTGTCGCTCGCTTGTGACGACTGAAGAGATCAGCAAAATTCATCAAATCGCCACCCCGATGGTTGCTGCCGCCCCTACACCGGCACCGATCAGCCCGCCCATGGAAGCGTTGTTCTGTGCTTTGATTTGGTTCTCGGCATTCCAGGCGTTCAAGTTGTAGTTCGAAGCACCCAAGCCAAGCTGTCCGTACTGGCCCCATGCGTTCTGCAAGCTTTGGTACGAGTTCAAGCCCACGTTGGCAAGGTTGGTGATGTTCGCCGCCCCCTGCTGGCCATAAGTGTTTGCATTGCCAAGCGAGTTTCCTGCCAAGCCGCCGTATGTTCCTGCTGCTGAGGTGCCGGTATTCGTGGCATTCAAGGCGTTGCCGATGTACTGCTGGCCGAGAGCTGCCACTTGCATCTGCTTGTTCCATCCGAGTTCTCGGGCTGCTGAGCGTGCTTGGTTAGCCGCTGCTGCTCTGACTGCTGCCTGGTTCACGTCCATTGCACGGTTCTGAGCCGCGTAAGCACCCGAAGTCGGGTTCACGCCATACTGAGCCAACTGCTGATTGAGCGCTTGCTTCTGGGCGTTGTATGCCGTCGTGGCATCTCCGATCGCGTAGGCAGCTTGGCGTTCCGCTTCTGCTGAAGTATTGTAATTCTTCGCATCTGCCAGCAGAGCATTTTCGATCGGAAGATAGTTTTCCTTCCAGCGGTTGTAGAACTCGTCGCTCATGGCGTTGGCGCGTTCGGTTTGCTCCGTGGCCATGTTCTGCCAGAACTGGTAGTTCTGCATTGCCAGCGCTCGATCAGCTTCCGAGTATTCGTTTTGCTTCTGTGTCTGCTGTTGCAGCCACGGATACATCTCGTTTTCCATCCAGCGTTGTTGCTTTTCAGCCAGCGCGGCTTGCTTCTGCATGGCTTGCCCGATCGCAGGGTCAATCGCCGGTGCAGAGCTTGAAGATTTCTTTCCCATTCCTTATCCGTCCCATCCCTCTGAGATCACCAGTCCAATCCTTCCATGGTTACCAATCCCAGCCTTCAGTTGCCATTCCAACCGTCCGTTACCATCCGTCGTAACCCTCTAAATGTCCAGCCACCGGCATTCTTCTTCCAGCATTCCAAGCAAATGCAAGTCGCACCCGTCGTCGTCTCCACGCCTAATCAAACCTTCCCGTTTAAACCCAAGATGTTCATCGAAGCGGAGAGCGTCTTCGTTGTCCGTGCGCACTAAGGCCGTAATGCGATTGACCTTTAGCTGATGGAACGGGTAGCGAAAACATGCCCGGAGAAACTCTTTGTTGAGCCATCCCTTCTCGGTGGAAGCTACGTGCATGCAGATTGAGCTGCCGCAGTAGTTGTTGAACACCACACCGGCAATGAGCTTTCCGTCTTTAAGAAGTCCGATACTGGGATCGGTCGGGGCGAACTCATCCTTTCCGGGAATGTGCTCACTCACAAACCGGCATACCGACGGAAGGTTATAGACGACCGTTTTCATCGCATTTCACTTCGAGACAATTTGACCGATTGGATGTTGATGTACGATGTTTCTCGGCCTTTGAGCAATGCGTCCACGAGGCGCTTCTGGGCATCCGCATAGCCCCCATCCAGCACAAACATCAGCTCGGAGTTAACTGTGAACTTGTGCGTTTTTCCTGTCGGTCTGTCCATCACATCTGCCTGGTTTTGGTACGGGTTGATCCACTTGTCAATGATGATGGTCTGGATATCGCCGACGGACTCCAGTCTCTCCAAGGCCCAGGCTTGGGCTTCGTTGTTGTCCCCGGCATGCTCGAAGAGAGCGATGACCTTGGCTCTGTATATGTAGCTCATAGTTTATCCGTAGTAAAAAGAGTAGTTCTTCCCGTTGTGGGTGACACCCCAGCTACTCGATCCTGTCCACGGGTGGTTCGAATCACCGTTGGCTCTGTAGTAGCCTTCATACGTAAATGTGCCGAAATTCGACACGTTCAACTTGCAAGAAACCAGAACTCCGGTCCAGTCGCCCGCGCCGGGATGGCAACGGATGACCAGCCCCTTGCAGTGCCTGTTAATCGTGAACGGCCAGGTGTATGTCACGTCACCGTCGTTGCTGCCGGACCAAAGGCGCTCGTAGGTAAAATCAAGGTCGCCTTCGTCGTATGGGCTGTACCCCCAAATCACGCTCGTAATCGGTGCATCGTCGTCAATGTCGCGGTAGATGCAGTCATTCGTCACATTGTTGATACACGTGGCATCCTGAGGGGTGTCTATCCAGCTTTCAATGTAGTTCGTCCAGAATTCAATCGTCCCCTCTTCCCCGCTCTGCGAGCAGCTCAAACCGGCATTCCACGCAACAGCACTCGGACGCCACAACCCCACGCCTTTTCCGCCGAAGAGATTCTTGACATCCGTGCCGCTGCTGGTTCGAAAGCCCGTGTCCGAGATATTGGTCGTGCCCTTGGCATAGCGATAGCCGATGTCCGTGCCGTTGTAGACAAGAATGTTCGTCGTCTGATCCCCTGCACTCGTGATGGTGAAGAGATCATCAAAGTCAATGCCCGAGGGCGTTTTCAGTCCAACAGCCATTATCGGGACATACTCCAAATTTTGTAATCGCCCAAATTGTCTCGACCAAAACTGTCTTTAAACAGGTCGTCAGCCTGGCGGAAAAGCTTGTTAATTTCGCCCCAGTCTCTGTCAGTGAGGCCTTCACGGGGACGAGGCTTGGCCTGTTCTTTTGCCAACTGAGCCTTCAATTCTTCAATCTCTGCGTCCTTGATCGCCAGCTGCAGGGCAAGGCGACCGTCACCAACCGGGTCGTCCAGAATAGCTACCAGTAACGGGCTCTTGTAAGAGTGAACCAGAGCTTTAAAGACATCATCGGAGTGAAGCAGTGTGTGGTAGTCATCCGCATACGCTGACGCTTCATCGTTGAAGTAGTCTAAGTACCACAAAGCCTTCTTGAGGTCTTCGACTTTGTGGCCTTTATGGTCGGCGCGAAGGATGTACTTAGCCACGTTGCCCATGCAGAAATCCAGCTGAGAAGTCAGCTCGATCACTTCATGTTCGTAGCAAGTGTAGTGGCCGGGATGGTTTACAGGATCAGACATTCGTGTCTCCTTGAATCAAGGGCAAAAATCGCCCCTTTTAGACCCTTGTATTATACCCCAGTCGTATCTACAGCTCGAGGGATTTTGGCGCGGTATTCAGTGTGTAGATAATGCTCGAGTGCTTAGCAAGAGCTGTAGGGTTTTCCCGTGGAAGACGAGGAATATCAAAGTCATGTGGGTAAATTGGTGAGAAACCGCCACGGAGGCAAGCATGGACGAATACGACAAATGGAAGCTTCAATACTTTTGCCGTAATTTGACAGACGAAAGTGAGTACAAACAGCTCGAATTCACGCCTGAGGAATTAGAGGCCAACGTAGACGCGTGGAACCAATTTTTCGCTGGAAAAGGCCTTTCTGACCCTAGCACCGTTAAAGCGGTTAAAGATGTCATATCCATCATCGGAAGGAACATTGTTTACCGTTCCAAAGACGATCAGTTTTACGCCCCCTTCTACCTAAGACGAGAGGCAGAGAATCCACCCCTTCAAAAAGCCGAGATAATGAAAAAATCGGATAGTGGTAAAGCTGAGTATTGGTCAGGTGACTACGCCGCCAAGCTTTCTAATCCGGAAGAATGGCCAGCCAGCATTAGGAGTTACACAAGCTGTAACTCCCTAAAATATGGGCCAGACCTGTTTAAATATGACGACCCTGCAAAGCTCGGGCTAACCTACTACAAGCTCTCGAATTTCCAGATTGAAGCTGCCAAGATCGCCATAGAAGTCATCGAATACTTCAAGAAACTGTATGGACAAGACCTCCCAAAACAGGAGGAAGACAAATGAAAGCTGTAATCACCGCAGCAATTGTTCTGCTTCTTATCTACGGTGTCTTTAAGCAGATAGCCACAGAGTTCCACATGAGTGTATTTGGCGTAGTGTGGACGCTTGCCTCGTGTGTCTTTGCAATAATAGTGGCCGCCAAAGTGTTTGACGCTCTTAAAAAACAACACGGAGAAAATTGGTTAACTTTTGTTGTTTCTTTTGCTACAGCTATCGGATTAGGATACGGCCTCGCTTCCCTTACAGAATAAAGAAAGGATACAAAGTGAAAAACATTATCGTTGCAGCATGCCTAGTGCTGAGCACGTGCATAGTAAACGCAGAGCAAATAACACTTAACGGGCACAAGCTTAATATTGAAAATCTAGATTGCATAAACGACTTCTGCACTGGATTCTTTAATGATAACAACGGCTATAAATGGGGTGTCCTCGCTAAGCAAAATGACAGTGCTCCCATCGACTTTATACGCATAGATCAGTATAAAACGACACGAGCCTGGATAATGACAGTAGAGCCGAAGTCGTCGAAGGAAAAAATAAAATCCAGCCTCATAGGAGTAGACGTTGATTGCAACTCCTTTACTACAAGGGTCGTTCACATAAGCCTTTATGACACGTTTTTCTGCGAAGGGAAAAGCAAGCAAATGTCTGAAGAGATTAGAGCTCCCTTCGTCCCAACTCCTGGCTCGTTGTTTGAAGCCGCGTCTGTTCTAGTTTGTAGGAATCTGCATCAAGCCAATGGCGCTAAGTAACTAGGGCTTTAAAAAGTTACCCTCCAAGGATTTTTCGAGGAGGATAACTTTTGCATGTTAGCTGTAAAACTGAATGCCATTCCCTGTGCTAGATTCTAAGAAGGTCTCAGAATAACTTTTTAATAAGGTGGAGGATCATAGCTAATCCATACAGGAATTCTCTTTCCTACATCGGCATCAGTAAAAATAGCGCTATTCCATCTTGCTTCTCCGAATTCTTCACCGCCAGACCCTGGATGACCATAGGCAGTTCTTGTATCTGACCGACCTAAATAAATCATCTGATAATCTGCTAAGAAGCCGTTAATGTGTACCGTCGTTTGGGACGACGAAGAAAACACTCCCCATATCTCACATGTGTCTCCGTACACAGTGAGTGTTAACGGAGAAATAGCACCATATTCCTCTGATGAGTATGGATTTTTAACATAACCCTTGTCAGTGCCCGATGAACTCTTAGCAACAGTCACCATATGTGTATATGGTGCGTAAGCGTTCCCGGTCAAAAGCATTTCTTTATTCAACATTTAAGCAATCCTCCTCATTTGAAAAGAATTGCTTGAAAAGCAATGAGTTAGAGCCAAGGGGGGGGGGAATCTAACGGTCCCATGTATATACGGTAAGTCTTACCTACATCTTCTTGAGTAAACAAATAAGGTTCGATAGGAAAGAAATTACTAGTATTTGTTTGATTTAGATCAAAATAGGCAGACTTACTAATGATGTCCGATCCCTTCTTGAGATGGATGTAGATAGTAGTGTCAGATAAATTTGGACTGTGTATCTTAGGGAAGCTTAGGTAATCTGACAACATTCCTATAAATCTTGATCTAAGAATAAAGTAGTTTTGGTGTTCAAAAGATTCGCCATTAGTACCAATAACATGGTCAGGATTTTGCTTATCTAAGCAAAGCATTTTTCCAGCAGTATCATTATTTCCAGCAACGCACTTACCACAGAAACTGTCCCACTCGCCTACTGTAATTTCCCAAATTCCGTCATTTTTCTGTTGCCCGCCAACCAAAAGTATTTCTTTATTCAACATCCCGTCTCTCCCTCATTTCCGGAGGATACTGCATACGATTGATCTCGCTTTCATACGCCTCCTTGCAGTGATCGTCCTGCCAAAAGAACAGAACATTTATGATGTTCCGTGTCCACTTACGCTTTCCTGAAACATACGCTCTGTGAGATCGACTTGAGATCGTTTCGTCTGCATAGCCTCCAAAGATCGTATTCACAACTTGATCCAGAGCTACGCAAATCTGGAATCCATCAGGATGCCGCATCTTCAGTTACCTCTGTAGAGAAGTCCTGCTTGATAAAGGCAATTTCAATTGCATTCAGAGCTTCCTTTGTCTCAGCCGCAAGAATCTGTGTTCTCAGCGTCCATTTTTCTTGATACGCAGCTTGACCGGCAGCAATGATTTCCAACTGGATCGTCTTTAGTTGTTCAAGCCCAACCATATGAGGCTGATTGTTGGCGTCCATAAAAACAGTTGAATAGGCTTGAGTTTCTGTGGTCTCTGCCGTAATGACCAGACCACTCACATCCATCATTGCTCTAGCGTCTGAGTCGCATTCGTAGCCAAGACTAGAGATCATTGTGGCACCGGTTTCGTACCAGTCTAGAAACTTTCTTTCAAGCTCTCTTAGCTTGACAGACTTAGCGTCTTCCAGGCTTGGTTCCTCTTCGGTATATGTGACACCTAAATCTGCCCAGAAAGCTTGGATTTCAGCCAACTCGCCTTTGGGTTCAGGACCAAAAGCAATGTTTTCTGTTTCGCTGATGGCCTGTCTGACAGCCCACTCTGAGCTGTATTCTTTTTCTTTGTAAACGTACTTCGTAGTCATCGGAATCCTTATGCATTAGCTGCAAAACTGGCAAGACCAAATGTTCCACACCAATGAACTACCAAAACCCCATTGGCAGAGATTGTCGGAGCAGAACCACCGATCCACTTCCAAGAAGAACCAAGCGAGACCTTGGCTGAGGCGTTTGTAATGCCAATCGTCTTTGTCCAAGCTTGGTTCGCAGCACCGTTGCTCACAGTGATCGTTACAGCACCAGTGACAGCACAACTGTCTTGAGTACTGCTATTAACGGTTAATGCAGCAGAAGTTGACTTAAGACCTTCATAGCCAGCCAACGTACCTCGATTACCAGACATCAAAATGTCTTTAGGTGCATGACCATCGGTACGACCCGTACCGCCGTTGCCAATCGCCAAAGTCCCAGTCACACCCGGTGTCACGTTCGCCGAGCCATCAAAACTGGCTGTAGAAGTAGAAGCCAGATTGGTTCTAATGGTTCTAGCTGTAGCCAGCTTCGTCGCCGTCCCAGCATTGCCAGACACTGATGTCGGCTTGCCCCACTTACCGTCACCGCGAAGGAAATCATCGTTGTTTCCAGCAGCCGGAGCGGGTACAAGGCCCGCCTTACCAGCAGCGCTGGACGACGCTCCCCCCATGTTCGAGTAGGTGGTATTTGGCGGAGTCTGCCAAGTACCGTCACCTCGTAGATACTTTCCTTGAGCACCGGCAGCAGGAGCAGGAACGCCGCCGATGGCACCGGCAGCAGATGAAGTTGCGCCGGTCATGGCTTTAAGCGTCGTAGATATCGACACATTGCCGGACAAGTTCGACGAAGCACTGCCGGTTACTGCCCCAGTGAGCGAAAAGGTCTTGTTTGCAGAAAGTCGAGTAGCCGTTGTCGCTGACGTTGCAGACGTGGCCGAGTCAGCCTTCGTAGCACTTGCGGCTTTCTCCGTTTTTCCGAGCTTAGCGTCAAGCAAGTCTTGCAGGCTGGTGATGTCGTCAACCGAGTGGTCGTGCGCGATCGGGTTAAATGCCGACGGCTTGTCCTCGATGCCATCCCAAGAAGTCGTGCCAGGCAAACCAATCGCGCCTTGCGGCCCCTGCGGACCCTGAGCGCCCGTGTCACCCTTCGGGCCTTGCGGGCCTTGTTCGCCCGTATCGCCCTTCGGCCCCTGAGCGCCGGTGGCACCCTTGTCGCCCTTTGCACCCTTCAGATTCGAGAAGACCAAGTGGATCGTGCGCAGGAGCGACGTGCCGCCGACTTCCACCTCAACAGACGGAGTTCCCACATTGGAGTCAACTTCGGCTGTTACGGTCTCGATAATGCCGGAGACGCCATCTTCGCCAGGATCACCGGGATCACCCTTGTCGCCTTTAACGCCTTGGGGGCCTTGAGGCCCCTGTTCGCCTTGCTCGCCTTGAATGCCTTGTTCACCCTGAGGGCCGGTCGGACCGGTTGCACCGGTATCGCCTTTATCACCTTTTTCGCCCTGCGGACCCTGTGGGCCTTCATCACCCTGCGGGCCCTGTGCGCCGGTGTCGCCCTTGTCGCCTTTCACACCCTGCGGCCCGGTGTCGCCTTTATCGCCCTTAGCGCCAACCTCAACCCAGTAAATCGAAGAGTTTTCCTGCGGAGCAATGCCAGCTGAGGCATCTGCAACACACTCCCACACGGAGCCGTTGTACTTCACGCGATCCAGCACCACGTAGGCTGTACCGCTGTCGTAGTCTCCCTTGTAGACGGGACGGACTCGACCGATCTTAAGCGTCCCCATAAACTATCTCTAATTCCCCGTTATCGTTAATAGAAAAGTCTGCGTCCGGCAGAGACGTGTAATTCAGCGTCAAGTCCCCGGCAGAGTCCACGTAAAACTGGAAAAACACCGCTTCGATGGCGCTCGTGATGTCGCCGGGATCACCCTTTGGGCCTTGAGGCCCCGGTTCGCCCGTATCACCTTTGTCTCCCTTATCGCCTTTGTCGCCCTTATCACCCTTAGGACCGGCAACGCCTTGGATGCCCTGCTCACCCTGCGGCCCCTGTAGACCGCGCGGGCCCGTTTCGCCTTGAGCACCGGGAGCTCCCGGATCACCTTTGATGCCCTGAGGGCCAATTTCTCCACGCGGACCTTGCGGACCGGGATTGCCTTGCGGGCCTTGCGGACCAATGTTGCCAACCGGGCCTTGCTCACCCTGGATGCCCTGCACGCCTCGAGGGCCTTGCGGGCCAACGGGACCGGGAACGCCTTGCGGGCCACGATCGCCTTGGTCGCCCTTTTCACCTTGCTCGCCCTGAAAGCCCATCGGGCCTTGCTCGCCGGTCTCACCCTTAATGCCTTGGATGCCCTGAGGGCCTTGGATACCCTGCGGACCCTGAGAACCTTGCGGGCCTCTCGGACCAATCGGACCCTGTTCCCCACGATCACCTTTCGGGCCACGCAAAGACACACCGTCTGTCCAGTCTGCGCTTGCATTGGATCGCTTGAAATAAAGGATCAGCGTCGCCTCGTCCATGTAACAGAAGCCCTTGGGCTTGTCATCATAGAGAGTGCGGTCAAACAGAGAACCTGATGCATCCGGCGTGAAAGAATCGCCCTGCGGACCCTGCTCGCCTTGAGGGCCGGGAATACCTTGCGGGCCTTCGGGACCACGAGGGCCTATGTCACCCTTGTCGCCACGCTCACCCTGAGGACCTTGAGGCCCAACCGGACCAACCGGGCCTTGGATGCCGGGAATGTGTATTACTTTGACTCCGCCGAATAGGGAGTCGGGATTGCACGTCAAAGCAGTGTTACCTCCCGCGAAACCTGCACTCCTCCCTGTGCAACGCGATAGCGATAGCCATGCATACTCTTGATGTACAAGTCATACACAGCCTTGTCAAATTTGTATTCGCCGGTCACCGATGCCGGAAACCTAATTGTGATCTGGTCTCCTTCCACAGTAAGACGCCCGTTCTCCGTGGTCAGCTCGTCGTAGACTTTTTTAGCTCCAGGATACGGTCTCAACTGCATCGCTGCAGTGTAATTTGACACGTCTAAAGGCTCATCATCTGATCCTCTCAGACAGAACATATAAATCGTGTCGGAAAGCGTGTCAACTGTGGGGTTTATCTCAACCGGTCGTATGTTTAATTTTACTACTTCAGACATTATTTGTCCCCGAAGCGTTGAGTCTTGAGATTATTTCATTGATCTTTTCCACTACGTCGTTCATTGACGCACCTTGTGGTAATCCCTTCAGCTCTTTGATGCCTGCACGAACACCTGTCAGCATCTCGATAGACTGGCGAACGGGTTCCAAAACACGAGCGATTTGCGGATCAATGCCGGATGTCGTGATTGTCGGTTTGCGAGGTTCTGCCAATTCTTACTCCTAGTTCGGTCTTGCCAGCTCGGCCATCGTTGTTGCCATGCTGAAACTGCGAATCTGCATGTTTCCGGCAAGCCGGATTTGCCAGTCGTGTGCTCTAACCGGCGGAATGCGAACGGCCTGGATACTGTCGAAGCTGCGCGTGTATATCTCCTCGCCGTCGGCAATCAGCGTTACCGTTACCGTTCGATATTCCGGGAACGTCGGGATGTCTTCGAGAAGGTCGCCGTTCACCTGCACCGTGTTTGGCATGCAGGAATTGAAGTCGCCAAGGATGGAGTCGTTCTTGTATGCGGCCCAAATGGCTGCATTATTCGCAAGAACTTCCTCTCGAAGCTCCATGTAGTAGTCGTAGTTCTCGTTCGCGTTGAACTCCGCGTCCAGCTTCATCGCTGAGAAGCCTGTCCAATACGGATTCACAAAACGCTTCGACACCCACTCATAAACTTCAGCATTGATCGGGTCCGAGTCCATGCGATAAATGGTGCTGTCAGACTCCTGCAGGCAGTAGAGTCGGCCCGTCGCACGCTCTACGTGCATTGCCGTCGGCGTGAACTTGTAGTTCGTCAACGCCGGAGTGTCAGAACGTGCGAACACTAAAATGCCGTTGCCCTGTGCGCGTCGGTATGCCGCCATGTACAAGTTGTTGTACATGATCGCCGTGATGGTGGCCGGGTTGTAATCCTGCCATTCGTCCTGCGTAATGATCGGACGGGTAAAAATATCCATCTGACCACCGGCAATGATCACCAAGCCGTAAGCCGAGGCATACAACACACCGTGCTGGTCGTAGGCGATCGAACGCTTGGACACACACGGCTGAATCATCGGCTGCTTGTCCTGAGTCATAGCCGCAGGGTGCGTGCCGGAAATCGTATAAGGCTGTCGGGTTGTTGCCACCACCAACGTATTGCCATAGACACCAAGCCCAACGATGGGACTGTCGGTCGTCAACATGTAATTCGACGGCCATGCATGTGGCAAATACGGCTCAGAGAACCACACCTGGTTATGGACGAAGCCCGCCAAGAAGCCGTTCGGCATCGAGACCAGACCGCGCAGACCTTCTGGCGGCGGATCGTAATAGAGACTGTCAAGCGACTTGCCAAGCTGAGCTACCAAGCGGGTGTCATCGTAAGTGCTGTTCTCCCAGTCCACACCGTTGAGAGAACGCCCGGACTCGGGGAACTGGTGGTTCACCAAGTTGAATTCGTCCACCAGCATGTAGACAGTCGTCGAACTGCCGGTCACAGCACGGTACAGACGGATTTTGGTAATGTTGTAGTGATCCGTCGGAGGATTGCCGAAACCTGAGATGTGCACTTCACCGCCAACCGTGTCACAGACGACCTCCGTCGGATCAGAAGGAGCGGATTCTTCTTCCAGGTCACCGAACTGCGACACATAGGTGTAAACGTACACACGGTTGTCCGTGTTATCTGCCGAATATTCCTCGTATGGATCGTCCGGATGATCTTCTTCCCACTTATCCGGATCGTTGGGCACACGGGTTGCCGTAACTGTCAGTTTTACAGTCGGATGCGGAACCCCCATATGAAGCCATGTGTAGGGAGGAGCCGCTTCTCTACCCTCCGCAGTAGACGCCGAAGCCATCGCATAGTTGGACTTCTTGCACACTCCGCCTTGAGAATAGTAGATGCGGTACTCAGACTCATCGGCCAGCGGGCTGTAGCAGACATCTGTGTCTTCCACCCACTCACACCAGATCGAGCCGCCGTTGGCACCTTCGAGCTTGAAGATGGATGTAACGCCGCTCTGAATCGTTGCCTGAACAGCTACGGGCTTTTTCCACGGGCGAATTTCTCCGCTCGTCAGCTTAACGTTCGTCGCCACCGTGCCTGCGTTGTCAGGCAACCCCGTATCACTGATGCGCGGATAAATGCCGTCAAAGTTATTCAGCAGGATCGTAGACACTTTTCACATCCTCATACATGCGCACGCACGTCGTCAAGGCTTCTGATTTTCGTCCGAGCTCCGAAGCGCACTTTGCAGCCACTGCTGCACCTCGCTCAATGTCTGCGACGAGCTGTTTGCTTCGCCTTTGACACTCTGCGGCAGAGGCGGTATCGAGACTTTTTTGCAGGGCTGAGGCACGGTCGTGCAACCTGTCACGCTCAGCAGCAAGGCGGTTAACAGCGCCATCCAAAGAAACAATTCGCCTCTCATACTCTTCTCGTTCCCTCGTAGCCAAGGCTTCCACAGACTTCACACGTTCGTCAGCTGCTTTCTGCTCCGCCAAAATCTGCGCCGTCAGGCTCTCGCATAGACTCTTGTAATGCCTCGCGGAAAGAGACGCACCCAGCGCTGCCAAAGCACACACGATCAGGATTGCCCATATCCACTTGTTCGCCATTGAAGACAGCCAGCTCACGCTTCCTCCGATTTCTCAGCCCCTCAACAGGCTCGCCCTTGAAATAAATCCAGCGCATCCATTGCCCATTGATGCACGCAGTGTTCTGCTGATTTACGCACTGAAGCAGCGTCGATGCCCGAAAATTGTCAATCCCCACGTTGTAGGTGAAGCTCACAAGAGCGTCGAATTGGCACTGCTTCAGCGGCACCGTCACGTAATGGTTGACGGCGCGTTCGTAAATCTGTGCATCCCGCCGAAGCAGCTGCACGCCTGCTTCAAGCGAGATGCTGTCCCCAAGGTGCACCCCTTCGGTATGGCCGAAACCAATAGTGGGCTTATCGCCCGGAAGCGGCTCATACGCAAATTCTGAAAACCCTTCAAACCCGGCAATCAATGCGATGCCAGCTGCCGACACGGCCATCAGGCCTTTCTTAACCTTGCTCATTTTTCAGTGCTCTTCAAGAACAACTGGATGATCCGAGCTTGCTCGTGCTCCATGTACCGCAAGGACTCCTGCATCGTCGAGACCGCTTCGCGCGTATCAATCACGGAAGACAGAAGCCATGCAGCACCGGCTACAACAGCGCCCTGCATCAGAGTTACCAAGGTAATGGCCAAGCCGACTGCGCCTTTCATCTTGTTGAGATACGCAGAATTGTTCGTAATCCGCATCTCTGCCTCTTGGACTCGTGTCTCAAGAGCTTCCAGGTCTTGGGCATACGAACTGTGCTTCTGCTGCATCACAGCCACCGAGGTACGAATCTCAGTCATGTGGTTCAGCGACTCTTTCACGTCGTTGATGCTCTTCTGGATACTCTCCAGCTGAGATTTGATGACGGAAATTTCTACCTTCGGGTCGTCAAGCATGCGGCGGCCTCTTACTTCTTAGCGGTGCTTTTCGCTTGCACTGTCGCGGGAGTTGCAGCTGCTTGCAGAGCTTCTACGTCTTCGGACAGCTGTGTCACAGTTCCCTGCAGAGTCGTGAGACTTTGCTGTAAGGCAGTCACACTTGCGGAAAGAGTATCCAACGAGCCCTGCAGCGTAGACAGGCTTGTCGTATGGCCTTCCACGGTTTCCGTCAAAGTTGACAAGCTTTCCGTATGTCCGGACACAGTGGTCGTCAGCGTACTAACAGCTTCAGCCTGCGTAGCAGCCCCGGCGTTCAATTCATTAACTGCGGCAACCAGCATCGGAATGACTTGGGTCATGTCCACGTAGTGGTAGCCCATGCCGTCAATTTCCAAGGCTGTCGGCACTGCTGTCTTCAAAGACTGGCCAACCAAACCGGCCATCAGGTACGAGCCGACGCCTTGCGGATCAAAGGTAACTGCTTTGACGCTCTTCAGGGCAGCCAAGGCTCCCGTGATGTCTTCGCGCCCACCCATGTAGCGCTCGTCCATCATCACTTTTTCAGACATTCCTTAATCTCCTTGATTTCCTTTTTCAGGTCTTGAATCGCAGCCAGACACAGCGTCGTCAAGATTCCGTAGTTCACTGTCAGCATGCCCGCCGGAGTACGGCGAATCGCCTCAGGGATAACCTTTTCAACTTCCTGTGCGATTACACCGATCGAAGGCTCTCCGGACTCTTTCCAAGCGAAGGACACAGGCGTGATGAAATCGACCGTGCGTAACCCCCACCCCGACTCAATCGGCTCAACATCAGTCTTAAACCGAATGTCCGATGTGGATTGGATATATTGGCCATACACGCCACCGGCGGCATTGATGTCGCCGCCATACAGCGATCCGGAATCCGACGTACCCTTTTGGAGTGTCAAGTTGCCGCCGACCATAGTCAGCCCACCCGAAGCCTCCGACGTAATGCGGACATTGCCTTTGACCTCACCACCCGTAAGCGGAAGCCACTTGTCAGTGATGTCCTCTTCGGTCAGGTAGTTTTTCTCGGACTCCGTCTTTAAGTCTTCGAGCTTGTCATCAACGTATTCGAGCTTGGCGTAATCCTCTTTGATCTGATCAAGCTCAGTATTGATATTGCTTTCGAGCGTTGAATCGGCGGTTTCAAACTCCTCACGTAGGTCTTCCACGGTCGAGTTGAAATCCTGGATATTAACCTTGTCACTGAAGACAGCAGCACACGGACGTACTTCGATGCGCGATTCCACCGGAAAAGCCCGAGCCTGTGTACCGTCCACACCGCGCTCAACTGTCAGCGTTTCCGCATTGCGATTGGTCACTCGGACAATCTCGATGTTCTTCTCTTTATCCACCAGAGTGGCGTAAAACCACGAGACGCCGGTCACCGCGTTGGGAAAGCGATCCCCCTGACCCGGAGTCAGATAGAGCTCAGTGGCGTACTGCGTCGCTTCGACATTGAGCGTACCCCAAGCATTATTTGCAATCAGAACACCAGCCATCAAACAATCCTATTAAAAAGTACCGTGCCGCTGGTTCTCTGAAAACCTGCCGCCGCCTCAGTCTTGATGAAGGTCAGCTGCTTCAAATACATCACGCGATACTGAGCGGCCATCGCCGCATTGGAGTACGGCTGTCCGGCATGTGCAAACACGCGAGACAACACACCGTAAGTCACCGCATCCGAGTATTCCGTGAAGAAAATCTCGGGGATATTGGTGGTCTCGTGATCAACCGATACGGTGATGTCCATGCGGCACTCATACTCAGCGTCCGGCTTCGGTACCAACTGGACGGCATACGGCTTACGGAAAACAAAGTACAACGGACTTCCCTCGTACTTCTCAAAATCCTCCGGATACCGACGTTCCAGCTCATCCATGTTGGCGATGCGAACACGGTTGCCACCACAATAGAGGCGCTTTACGCCTTCTGCCTTCAGGCCCATCGGGAGGTTAAACCCGTAATGGGCTCGCCCCTTTTCCGTCTTAAACACTGCCTGAGACACCACACAACCGGTACGTCGGCAAATGTCGTTGACCGTATCCACGATCGCTCGACGCATGACAAACTCCGGGCACCCTTCGGCAACCGGAGCGATCAGCGGAAAAAACTCGTTTACCGGTACGGTTCTCATTCCGTGCCTCCATTGGCATTAACCGCTTGGCCCGGCATCAAAGCCGAACTTGGCGTAGCCTGCCCTCTGGCTTGCGTGTTCTGCTGAATCTCACCAAGGTAAGACTGATACCAAGCACTGGCATTTTGGGCTCCGGGAGCGTAGTCGCTCTCCTTGGAGGTCGCGCGATACAGCGCGTAATTCACCAATGCCTGAGCGTATGAGTCATCCAGCACCAGCTCGTCTTCTTCGTCAGTCAGCTCGGCAGGAATACCTGCATAAACGACCTCCACAGCGCCTGTCCCGTCGTTAGGCGGATAGATGCTGAACTCCTTGGGAAACCGATCATCGTAGATGTAGTTCTCAACCAAGGGTTTTTCGGCAATCATATGCCACTGAGGAAAATAAGCGTCCAGGAGGGACCGAGTTGTAAGGCGAACAGGAGTCAACGGAACCCCGTCTTCGTCGATGTTTCGCGTGATTGACAACAGCTCCCAAGCATCTGCCGGAAGCGATTGCACTGTACCTTCCTTCAAATGCACGACGGCACGCTTGCTGTAAGCCCCCGGAGTCTTGGCAATGGCGATCTGAGCCTCAGAAAACCATTCAATGAGCTCCGGCTTCTTCCAACGGACGTATTCCGGGTCCTGCAACGTAGCCGTCACACGACCAAGTAGTTCTTTTACTTTCATGCTTGAAACAGGGAGAGGGGCCCCAGTAGCAGTTACACCTCCCCCTGCCCGTTGTGGATGGTTAGGAAGCCGCCACGATCGGCACCAAGCACTGACCTTGCGTGACCTTGCAGCCCCACACGTTCAGGCCGCGAACCAGTTCACCGAAGTCGGTCGGGTTGCGGAGGTGTTCCATCTTCGTGAACTGCGAAGCAAAGCTGATGCCTTGACGCTGACCGGCGAAGATGACGTGACGCTTTTTGGTGCCGGAACCAGCCGTGGTGTTGTCCCACTTCTTTTCGGCGTCGGCACGCGGAAGCAGATTGCTCACGTAGAAAGTAAAGCCCGCGATCTGGCCGATGCGGCCATTGCGCAATGCAGACGTGGAATCACCCATGAAGTCGGCAGCCACGAGCTTGGAATTCATCAGAAGCTGGTGTTCCTGCGGAGTGATGACCATGTAGCGGCCATCTGCCGGAACGTTGGCTTCGTCGAGCACCGTTGCAGCCTGAGTAATATAGCTCAGGATGTTGTCAGCCGTCAGAGCGATCGGAGCCGCGTCGGTACCCATGTCATAGGCACCGGAAATCGCACCGGCATTGGCACCACGGTTCTTTTCCCAAACAGCGTCGTAGACGTTGCCGGTACCCGTGCGGGTCTTCCAATCACCGGTAGCCGTGAAGAAGGTGTCGTACAGGCCGATCGAATCGACCTTGATCTTCATCTTCATCGTGGCGTCGTCGGTGAACATGGACATCAGGTTGGGCTTGGATTGCAGCTTCATCACGTCTTGGACGTTGAAGGCAAAGTAGTGGCCCTTGTCAACCTTGATTTCGAAGGTCTCGCCTTGCGGGACTTCGTAGGTCAGCTGCATGCCGACCTTATATTCGTTGATCGTAATGTCCGGGATCGTGTTCACAACCACGGTATCGCCGACCTGGCTGATTTCACCGTACCAATTGGTGTTGGCAATTTCACCGAAGACAGTGGTCGCGTAGAATTTAGCGGCCAGCTTACCCGACCAAAGAGTCGGAATAAAAGTGCCGGAATACGGCGTAGTCGGTGCATTGACCGAATTGCTTGCACCCCAAATCTTATCGTTGATCGGGGTCGTTACAGCAGGCGTAACAGTCGCCATAGAATCTCTCTCCCTGCGCTGCTACGCCTATCAGATTAAGGACGTACCTTCCCGTTTGCGACAGCAGCATCAATCTCTTGTTCAAGCGCTTTGAACTCGTCCTTCGTGATCTCCCCACGACGAGCAAGTTCGTAAACCTCTGCGATCTTTGCCTGCGTCCAGATATGCTCCTGCGGAGCCGTAGGCGCTGCGGCTGTTGATCGTTCCGGGGACACCTGACGAGCCAAAGGATTGCTGTGAGACTTCTGCTGCTTAAGCGTGCGGTACGCGTTGAAAATCGCTGCCACACGGTGACCGTCCAGTCGCTCCGTTGCTGCGTTGAGCGCGTCTTGTCGGCTCACGCCCAAGATGGGATCAGCTTCTTGGAGCCAAGAGATAAACTCCTGGTCCTTGTCCTGGGTTTCCCAACCGGGGCAATCGCGGCTAAGGTCTGCGTAGAAGGCGCTGGCGGCATACGAAGCAGCCTGTTGGCTGTTCTGCGCTACCTGAGCTTTCAGCTGGTCTACCTCACGCTGCATACGCGATGCAAACGTGTTGTATTCCTTCATCTCTTCTCGTGCGCCACGACGCACGAAATCAATCATTTCGTTGCCATAAGAAGCAACGTCTTCCTTCGTCAGATACCCACGAGATGCCTCTTGCTTAGCTGCGTCTTCCTGAAGCTTTTGGTTGGCCTCAGCCAGTTGCTGAAGGCGGGCTTCAAGTTCTCGCACATGTGCATTCAGTCGAGGAACTTCGCTGTTGTACTTGCCCTGCAAAGAGCTGTAACGCTGGCGAAGCTTTTCAACTTCGGCATCTTCTTCAACCTTCTCTCCAGTGGGCGCTTGCGTTTCCTGCTTCGGCTCTTCCTTCGGTTCCGGCTCGGTCTGTGCGGGTTCTTTCTGTTCGCCCGGCACGCCTGCAAACTTAGCCCCGAGGGCTTCTGCGTACTCTGCTTGTGCCTTGATGGATTCAGGCAGTTCCATAGTTTTTTCTCCTTAGCTCCGGCTTTACGGTCAGCTGAAATTGCGATTTCTCTTGATCTGGTTTAACAAATCCGTGACGATCTCTAGGCGGCCTTGCGCTCGGTACAAGGTTGGAATCTCTGTCCCCTTTGCCAAGGTGTCGCTGATTTCGTCTCGGCGCGACTCGAGAAAAGCAACGAAAGGCTCAAACTCCTCTGCGTTCAACTTGCGAAGCACAGTCCGAAGTCGCCTCTCTTTACTCTCCGAATTATAGCTCATATATAGCCCTTTTTGAATACAGCTTGCTTACACAACCACCAAATCTCGAGCAGTTTCACCCATGTAAGTAATCCTCGAGTGTTAAGCACGTCTCGGTGTTGTTGCCCCTGCGTTTTCCTGAGGCATTCCGTCCATCAGCCGTCGCTGATCCATGTTGTTATCCGGTTTAGCCGGAGTCCCTCCATTGGCCGCCTGTCCGTTCTGCTGGTTAGCCATCGCTTGCTGCTGCACCTGAGCCTGCAAAGCCTGTTGCTGGGCCATCGCCTCCCTCGCCCGAAGAATCGGCAACGCCGGGACAATCTTGTCCGTGTCGAGTCCGAGGGTTTTGGCCACCTCACGCAGCATATATGCCAGGCCTTCCTGACCGACAATCTGAGCAAAGATCGGGTTGGACGCCACGATGTTGAGGAACTCGTTCTGTCGCTGCTGTTGCTGCTGCTTACGCACCAAGGCCTCTGCACCGTCAGCCACGATGTTAACGTCGCCCTTAAGCTCCATGTCGTCCAGATACATCATGTTGTAGAAGTACAGACGCTCAATAGCAGGCTTCAGCACACGATCCACGCTTGCCACGACGTTCTTGATCGACTTGCCCGCGTTGGTCATCAGCATGCTCATACCGGAAGCCGTGCGGCCCGCACCCGAAGAACTCGTGCCCGCCATGTAGCGCGGAATGCCCGTGTACTCATCGGCCAACTGAGAAAACTTCTCGTAGATGCCCATGAGCTCCGCCGCATTGGATGCCGGTTGGAAGAAACTGATCGGCTGCTGCGAAGTCGGGGCTTCGTACTCAGTGTTCTGGTACTGCCAAATCTTCCACGGACGCATCTCGGTGAGGTTCTCGCCTTCAGGGAGCTTGGAGATGTCGTAGACAACCTGCGGACCGGACGCAATGCTCATGTTGTTGACCAAAGCACGCGCCGCCGCGTTACAGATCGCCTGCGTATCTGCGCAGAGGTCAGGGATCGAACGCCCCCAGAAGCACCCCGGAATGTTCTCCCACGAGGTCTTGTAGTACGGCTTGCGATGCAGGGGATCGGGGTTGAGCGTTGCCTTGATCACCCAGCGGCCAACCAGCCAAGCCTCAATGTGATACTCGGCCAGAGGATCGTCGATTTCAGCCGGGTCCATGCCCCACTCCAGCAAAAGCTTGCCCTGCACGGAACCCCAGAACTGAAGCGCGTCGATGAGCTTGGACGGGTTGTTCATCGCTTGGTAGGGTTTACCCTCAGCATCCACGCGCTCGCTGTCAATGCTCAGCCATTCGGACAAGCCGCCACGGCCATATTCGTCCAGCACAGCGTTGATTGCGGGGGCTGAGTACCCTTCGACATCCCGCATGGCCACAAGGCTTTCGCGGGTTAAGCGATGGCGTTCGATCAGGTATCCATCGTCAATATTTGTGGCGTCAGGAGCCGGATAGATGTTGAACGGATCGACCCGCTCCCACTCCAAGCGGAACGCATCCTCCGTGTTCACGGAAAACGTGCCGTTTTGCATCGGAATCCACTTAAGCATCGGGCGCACGCGGATCACCGGACCTTTGAGAATTGCCGCCGGGAAGGTCACCAAGTCGTCGATGAAGGCATCCAGAGCCTCTTCGAACCCGCCTTCCTTGAGCTGATCCTTCATCTTCTCAGTCATGCGGTCGGCACGCTCTTTGGCAGCCTCCTGAATCTTGGCATAGGCCTGATCCCGTACAGCAAGCATGAACTGCTTCACTGCATCCTTTGTCGGCACAACTCCAAGCATCATGGCCTGCTGAATCTGCTGCTCCGCAACCTCGATGATGCCCGCTTTTGTCTCGTCGTCAATGTCCGAGACGGGCGTAGGACTACATCCCCAAGGCATATCACCCAAGGCTTCGCGCAGCCACGACGCAGCAGCTCTACATTTGTTGCTCGTGAGCAGCATGTAGATGATCGTCGAACCCTGTTCCTTCAGGATTGCCAGCATATCGGGGTCATATTCACCCCTTCGCTGTCGAATCGCCTTCAAAAGTAGCGGCTCAACCTTGTCTTCCTTCGCCTCTTTGGCTTCCGACCAACATTTGCGGATGTACGCGGCCAACCCCTCGATCTCAGGAGCAGTATTAGCCTGCTCCGCCTCCCGCAACTCGTCTTCCTGCATGCGGGCCAGCGAACGAACCTCGATCAACCCGCCCAAAAGCTTCACCGGAGGCTCTTTCGGCAGTTGGGGTATAGCACCTACCCCACCTTGAAACTCCATTTATATCTCCTATACGTATACGTAATTGCTTTTTTGGATGGGGACAGCTTTTCTCTTCAAATTATGCGCGAAAACGCCGCTCGTGTCAGTATGCAGACAGCCATACTGCAGGGCATCGGCGATATCTGACCACGGATGGGTCTTGTCAGGCTTGTCTTCAGCCTCTCCGTCGCTCTTTTTACGGTAGCGGTATTTGCCTGCAAGGGCCGCAATCACGCCTGTGCATCGAGGGTCGATCTGAATGCCCGGTTCGCCGTCAATCAGACGTTGCAAGAGCGTATCCACACAAGAAATTCGGGCCTGGATGTTGTTGGTTGAGGCCAATCTGACCACCAAACCCTCTTGCCGGATGATGTCCAAGGCCGTTTTTTCGTCCGTTTGGCTTCTTGCACGCGCCGCCGGGTCAAGTACAACGATCGCCGGGTGTCCCGGAAACCTTGTCGCCAGTATCGGCTTCACTTTTTCCTTCAGGAAGCGTGACATCCCGCAGCCTTCAGCGTATGCCTCATCCAGCACAAGCACTTTTCCCTTAAAGTCCACCTGCAAAAACACCGCCGCAGGATGTAAAGCAGCGTCCATGCCGATGATTACAGGGCTTGTAGAGCTCTGGAGGTAGTGCAGCGGCTCCTTGGAGAGGTGCATTTCGCGCGAAAACGCCTTGAAGACCGGCATACCGGCCAATGACTTGCCGAATTTGTTGTCGATGTAGACTGAAACCCAGTCCTCGTCCTTGCCTTCGGCCAAGTTGTCGTAGTATCCGGCAGGCAAATACTGAAGCCAGTCAGCTTGCGAAGACCGTCCGGAAGGCTGGATCGTCACGTGGCAGTTGCTTGGAGGGTTAGACAACAGCTCTTCCCAGTAAGTATCTTGGTCAGGAGGGTTGGTCATCCCCCAAATGTGCGCGTTTGACTTACCTTCGTCCGTCACACAGCCGCCAACCGGATTCCCTCGGTCGTCCGTACCCCATTCAGCTCTCGGCGGCACTAATGCCTTGTTCGGGTAACGTCCGAGACGGCCTTGCACAGCCTTAAAAATCTCCGGATTGATCTCTCGGAATTCATCCATCACGGCGAAACTCAGCTGCAAGGACAACAAACGACGCACGTCTTTTGTTTCATCCAGACCACGGAACAGCACCTCGCATTCCACGTCCCCGAACCGCAGCATGAACTTGTTGTCAGTGCGCATGTACTCACCGGCCTGCCCGTCGATATACCAAGACAAAAAATCAGGGATCGAAGTGTCCTTTAACTGCTCTCTTGTGTTACGCAGCCATAGACAGCGGCTATGCCTGATGCCATCCGACCCCTTGGCCATCTTGGAGGCGTGGTAGGCGATTTTCAGAATTCCCGCCGAAGTCTTACCGGACCCGATCGGACCGACAACCAACGAAATGAACTTCTCGCTTGTAAAAAACGGCACCAGCGATTTCGGGGGAATATATGTTACGTTAGCCATAAACCGCCATCACGATGAGGAATGCCATACCGTATATGGCCACGTCTACACAACACCAGGCCATATAAACACCAAATTTCTCAAAGCTGTTAGTCGGTTCCGGCAAGATATCCTTCGTAAAAAATCCTAAAACTACGCAAAACAAGAAAATGCATATTAGCAGCGGAACACCAACCATCAAAAGCCCCCATAATCAAAGGAGAGTAGTTATCCATACACTAACTGCAAGGGTAAGAAGATATGCCGCCCAATGCGCTACTTTGGCCGTCATGCCGTTTAAAGTGGACCTAAACACCACTAAATAGACAGCATCCGACAAAGCGCTGCCCAGCAAAGCAAACGCAAACACCACCAACGTGGCTTCCAAAACCCACACCTCAAGCCTCCTTCAGTCGTTCTACAAACTTATCGGCTCCAGGACACCAAGGAGGATTCTCTGCCTGGTAGCGCATCGAAGTCCAAAGGTAGAAGTTCGCAAACATGCCGTTGGACTCGTATCCATCGTCCATGTAGTACCCTTCACACTGCGCGACGTGCTCGAACGGACTCATGTGCCCGCTCTTAAATAGCTTGGCCACGAACTTCTCATCTTCCTGCAGCGTAGTCTTCTTGCCGTCTCCACGCATCACTGACACACGCGCACAAGCGGCAATAGCGCGAATAATCAGGTCATCTGTGGTCTCGCAGCCTTCCTGAAGCAATTCACCGTACGGAATGTGGTATTCGAACTCCTCCAGCTTCTTGGGCGTCGCAGCCTCCATGGACTCCTTCATGGCCTTGGCGAGAGACTGAATCTCCGGCTGGGCATCCGGAGCCAAACGGAGTTTGAAGAAGTTGTCAGTTTCAGTCGCCGTCACGATTGTTCTGATCGGCAGGAACGGCTCCAGGATGCGGTTGATGATCTGCTTGGAGAGGTTGTAGCGCTCCTTCCACGCCATGGCACACTTAGCCACTTCGCTTGCCAATCCTCTCCATTCAATCTCGAAAGACTCAGCGTCTTCAGGGCTCAGCGGCTCACCGCCAATCATCCCGGACTTGTTGGTCGTCAGAGAATCAAAAAACACCGGATCGCAGGCGACTTGGTTGGCCAAGACATGCGTCGGTGTTGCGCGACTTGAAGCTGCATTGCGGCTGAACATGCGATGGGTCATAAGCTCCGAGTGGATATATCTCGGATACATCAGCTCCCACGTAATGATGGGGGCGTCACCTCTTTCGTGGCAGGAATACGCCAGCACGGTCGCCTTAGCCTGACCCACCTGTCGGGTGGTCGAATTTTCAGTGAAATACATCTGCTACGACTCCATCAAGATCAATACCTTTAGCAGCCATGCGTCGGCCAAGAAAATCGCGGTACTTTTGCATGGTGTCCAGCTGGCGTCCCATCCACTCGAACTCGTTCATAGACATGCCGGGAGGCAAAGTTCCGACAATCGCACGCTGAAGCTTTACGATGCGGATGCACAACTGGGCGTACTCAGCCTTCATGCGATCCTTGAAGTCATCGCTATTCATCCACTCGACAGTCTCTTTCAGTTCCATCATTTCGAATCACCTTTCGGTCAAACTCCTTCGTCAACCACTTGTTGCCACGAGCACGTCTCAGCTTGCTGGCACGCTTCTTGGTGTACGGCTCACAGCCGTCGTTAACCCACCTATACGGCAATTTACTTGACTGACTCACGCTTCTCTCCAATCAAACGGCCCGGCCTGTTGCACTCAACTGCTCGATAAAGGCCCCAAGAACCAGCTGGGTATGTCCGAATCGCGGACTGGTGTTCCCTCTTTGAGTCCTCTATGTCTTCGCACAGAGGTTTGGCCAAACCTCCTTACTTGATCGTGTGCCGGGCCAATCTTGGCAGGGGCAGTGAGGTTCGAACTCACAACCGCCGGAATCAAAATCCGATGCTCTTCCAATTGAGCTATGCCCCAACATGTTCTTACGCTGTCCCTTCAGGAGCCGCCAACGTCCCGGCCTCCAAGTCGTTCAAATCCATGCGGCCACGTGCGATGCGCCAGAAGTACGAGTCCTCGTAGGTCATCTGATCCAAGAAGAATTTCTGCACGATCGGGTTGCGGAAATCCCCACGCACGAACAAATAGATCGGGTTCGGCTCTTCCTCAGGGCCATCCAGGATGCTTTCGACGCTCTCTGCCAGCTCTGCTTCGGAGACCATGTCGCCCGGATAGATCGGCGAGGCGTTCTGCATGATCATAGACACGCTGTCGTCTTCGATCTCCATCTTGGTAAGCTGCTCAAACTGAGCCAAATCATCCGTGGAAAACACCGGCTTGGGCATCTTGAATCTATTCGACAACTTCCTTCTCCTTGAACGGCAAGTCGAGCACCACTTCCTTCGGGGTCTCTTCGACCTTCTCGACCTGCTTGATGACAACCTCTTCCTTAGTCTGCGGAACAGTGATGGTGATTGAGAAGCCAGGACCGGCTTCGACTTTTGAGGTCTTCTCCGGTTCCAAATCTCCTAGCTTCGCAATAGTTGCCAAAGTCGTGACTTTGTCCTTCAGAGCTGCGCTGGGATCGAGGGCTTTCTGGTAGATGTGATCGAGCAGCTTCTCGGCCATGATCTTGGCCTTCGTCGTGAAGGTCTTGCCGGTGCGGTTGCGCTCTGCGATGGCGTTGCTCACCTCGCGGTTCAGCCATTCGTTGGTTTTGAGCTCAGCCCACTGCTCAGCCGTGTACCCGAACCGATACGCGATGTCCGCCGGTTCTTCCACGCCCGTCGCCAGTTCCTGAATGAACTGAGGGTCGATGTTGTAGAGCTCCTCAGCAGTCAGTGCGCTTTGCTTCTTCATCGTGCTTCTTCGCTAATCTGGCCTTCCGTGCGGCTTCTTTCCTCGCGCGTTCCTTGTCGATCGCGTCCTGCTCAGCGGCTGAGGGTCTCAAATCCGGCTGCCGCCAGTTGAGATATTCCGTCAAGGCGTCGCGGATCACGGTGCTGATGCCGTTTCCAGTGGCCTTCGCGTAGGTTCTAAGCCTGTCGGAGAGCTGCTCTTCCAGGCGAAAAATCATGTTCTTGTTCTTCATTTGTAAAAACCCCTCAGCTACAGAACATGATGTTGGAGGAAACACGACCATAAGCTGAGGGGTGAAATCAAAAATGCGCAGAGGGTTGGAGTTTTTGGATTCCTTCATTTTCCACCCCCTGCACATTGAAATTTGAGGCGGCCTGGCTCGCAAGCCGCCAAGGAGGCCTTGTTACCAAGGCACGCAGCTATCCGTGGGTGTGTCGTTCGATCATGGAGGTAATGACAAGCCAAGCAGTTTTGCCAACCGGATACCACGGACTCTCAGGCCTACGGGCTTCGATGCGCTGCGGACGTGGTGCGTTCACGTTCACCACGGTGTTAAGTATATACGAAAACTCGAGCTGTTGTCACTCCTCGAGGTGTAAGCATGAAATGTAGGGTTTTTACCTACTTTTGTATATACAAAATTTAAAAATTGGGCTTGCTTTACGGGTTTGAATTAAACCCCCACGGCCTACCCCACCCCCTGGCCTCCTCCCCCCACCCCTAGGGTGCCCCCGATCTCTACCTATGAGGTAAGGCGCTATTGGTGCCGTTTGAGCCTCACAGCTCTTTTGACAAATGTTAGGTGCCGTGCGTGGGCAGATCTCACGCGGGTTCAAAAAATCCTAGGCATAAGGCGCACCGCAAAGACGCCGCCCTGTGACTACCGCTAAGAGACGGTAGTGGGCATGTATGAGCGCATTGTTCGCAGTGTGTTCACTATGCCTATTTCATTCTCTTTCGTTCACTCTCAAAAGGAGAAAACCATGACAAAGATCACGTCCAAATATGCCGCTGATTTCCTGCGCGACGCCGAACTCGTCAAGGCTCTCGAAACTGTTCGTAAGGCAGGCCTCGCAACCGCCGAAGCTAAAGATGCCCTGATTCGACGCACAATCACGTTTGCCTATGAGCAAAAAAATAGTGACCTCGTCAATGGCGCGGCCAAATGGCTTGAATCCGAAGGCTTCCGCGACGTTTCGGCGGCATACATTTTCACGCTCGAAACAATCCTTGCGGGCCTCGTCCCCTGCGCATCTTTTGAAGGCCGCGTTCTCTTCGCTCCCGCGTGGAAAGATCACGACGCTGTTTGCCGCAAACTGAAGGCCGCCAAGCCTTATCAGGAATGGAAAGCCGCCAAAGACGCCGAAAAGGTCGCTAAGAAAGAGGCGCGGCCCGCCGAGCTGGTGAAAAGCTACGGCCCCGAAAACCACGCCGACACAACAGCCGACAGAATCGACAGCGCACTTGCCAAACTTATTAAAGCAAGTGGCAAAGACCACGACGCCCTAAACTCTGCGGTTATTGACGGCAAAGACGTTGCAATGTCCTATCTCTCAAACGAGAAAACCGATCTCGTCGTACTCCGAGAACTCTGCGCATTCTTGAGTTCTCATAAGATCACGTTCCGCGATGCCCTGACTAAGCTTCAAAGTCTGAACGCCTAATCAGCCCCGCATGCCCCTGGGAGTCTTCACTCTCAGGGGCTTTTTTGTATCCGTAGAATCCGCAAATTTTTGAAAGGCCTATCACGGGCCTATCATCGAACGAACGGGAGTTCCCCATGGATTTGCTTTCATGCTTTCCCGCCGAATGGCAGGACGATTACAAGCGCAGGCTCGAAGCCTCCAAAACTCGAAAATTCCGCGCCATGCAAGACGCGGCTATCGAGACGGCCAAAAAAGGCCAAATGCGTTTTGATGTACAGGGCCGCAGTGTCCTGGCTATCGTGACGCTCGGCGTCGAAAAGCTCGCGTCTGCCGATAAGGGTAAAACTTGGTATTTCGTAAAGTCGAAGAAAACCCGCCTCTTAAACTCCGAGGCTATTCAAATTTTGCGTGAACGTTTTAATTATCAGTGGCCTCGTTATATTAACAATCAGCGCGGCGGTAAAATCGTTCGAACTGAGAATATTGCCGCCTATTGGGGCGATACAGGCAAACGAGTTTTGTCGTTTGTTTAAATAATATAAATCGAATAACTTAAACCCCCTTGAGGTTTTGGCCTCTTGGGGGTTTTTGCGCTCCGAGCGTGCGCCGGAGCGCTGTTTTTCCAACGAGCGCCTGTCGGAGGCGCGTGTATATCGAAACACGGAATTTGTAACAAGTGCTTGACCACTTGACCATTTGACCACGTTTTTTCGCCAGGCTCGATTAGAGAGCCGAATTTATTAGGGTTAATACCTAAGGTGGTGCTTGACCACTTGACCAACCCAGTTTCCAAGTGGTCAAGCGATTTCCAGGGCTGTCTGTTACATTTTCCAGTTGATTTTATTATATTTTTCCAACAAATATTTCTTCTTCTTGACCACTTGACCACTTGACCACTAAAAAATAGTCCCAAAAGTTTTGGAAAATTTTTTGTATATACCCTGTTACAAATACATTCTCACATAAACCTCTGGGAGGCGAAAAAAAGTGGTCAAGTGGTCAAGTTTTCTAAGAGCCCCAAATTTCACCAATAAAATCAACATATTAGCGAACTAGACAGCTTGACCACTTTTCTTGACCACTTTTTGAGCGCCTGCCCAACTTGGTCAAGCGAAGCTCTCATAACCAATTTGTTATCGAAAAACACACGAGATTTGAACGGGTATAGGACGATTTCTATACCCGTCTTTTTTGGCCCCAAAAGTCCCTCATCTCGTGGCAACCTTCGCACGCCTCACATGCGCGTGGAAACATCCTGGCAATCGTGGCAAATTACCACGCTTTAAACTCTCCAAACTCCAAACAACCATGACTAAACCAGTCTTTTACACCGAACGCCGAATAAAGTATTTGAGGAGTTATGGTCCTCAATACCCCAGCGTTAATACATTCGAAGCCAAATTAAAATCTCGTGGACTAATTGAATTCACGACTACGATCCGATTTAAACCAAACTCAGATTCGAAACACTATTGCCTTTCGATCTTTGCATATCAGGTAAAGGGAACATTCTTCCTTCAATCCTACCAAACGGTTGTGGCAGCTGTATGCCTCAACCCGTATGTCTTCCCCAGACCAACAGCTTTCAGACTCTGGGATGGCAACAGCCGGTCAACGTCCAAGCACATCACCTCAGTGATGTGGAAACTGAAGGGCATCGTCACTATCCCATACAGCCATATCCCGCATCCGAGAATGCATGGCCCCGTGGCGGACTTCGATGCCCTGCTCGACCTCCTGGCAGCCGCGAAGGACTTCGATCCCCAAGAGTCAGAGTGGCCCTACCCTCTCGCCTAACAACACAGCCAAAGGAGTTTCAAATGGCAATCGACCTCCGTATTTATGCGACCTACAGCGTCGCTCAGATTTCTGCGGCCCGCAAGGACTTCTATGCACGCGCTGTGCGTGCGGCTGGCATCTTGGCAGCTGTTAACAGCATTCCCCCGACGCGATACCAGTACGGTGTCGTTAGCGCCTATAGATTTTGGCCGATGCTCGAATCTTGTGTCCGTCATGCCGCCAAGGCTCATGGCATGCGGACTCGTGACCTCTGGGCAGTCCTGCCCGAGGACGTGTGTGACCGCGTCGAAGACTTGGCACGAGTCAGTGCCGTCTGCTGAAAACTTATGGGAGACCATATAACTATGAGAATCCTCAACCTCACCCAACACCTGGCAACCCCCGATCAGATTAAAGCCGGAGTCGTGGACCTGCCCGAGCTTGGACGCCAACAGCTCCTAAAACTCATCACGTTCGAAACGCTCCCGGACGACACCGAACTCTCGAACCGAGCGCATGCCGTGGCGTGCTTGGCAGCTCAGTACATCGAACTGATGGGATTCAACGACGGCGAACCCGTCAACACCGTCCTGATCGGCGGGGCACCCTACTTCATGGTGCCGTTGGAGATTGCTCTGTCACACGTTGGACTCTTCGCGGTCTACGCCTTCTCAAAACGCCAAGCCGTGGAAACGCACAACCCCGACGGGACTGTGACGAAGACATTCACCTTCAAACACGAAGGCTTTGTGCCGGGCACGATGCTCTCAACTTCCTTGGAGACATCCAAATGACAACCCCTCTTCTTATATTAGGCGGGCTCATGTCCGCCTGGGTTCTTTGCATCCTCATCGGCTGTGCGATCGAGATGCGCCATCACGTGAAAAGCAAGAAGCTCCAACGCCGCTGGCGCGAACGCATGGGCGTGGATGCCTGACACTTCATAACCCTTCATGGGGTTTATTCGTACTAATCACTCGAGAGGTATTTACATGAGTACAATTGCTCGAGAATCCATCGAGGTGTAAGTACGAAGTATTCACAACAGGACAAATATGACAACACAAAAAGACCAATCGCAGGGCCTATCATCGGAGACGCCGTTCGTGGCCGAATTGGCAAGAATCCGAGCCCAACAGGATCACTTGGAATCCGTGCGAGCTAAGTTCAAAGACCTCCGCTCCCACGTGGAGGACATCCGTTTCGCGCTCATGGAAATCACAGGGGCCGAGGACTGCGAAGAGTCCATGCCCCCTGAAGCCAGGGCCATCCTGGCTCAAGTCAATTCGTTGGCAGCAGCGATGGCCGCTGCGGCTATGAGGATCAACTGATGAGGATCAGTACAAAAGACGGATACATCCGTGCAGAGCTTGTGATGTGCAAAGACGGCAGGCTTTGCTTTGAGCTTGAACAGAAGGTTGGGCACACATCAATGACCTTCTCCACCGACGATCCGGACGCACTTAGCCGCCTGGGCAACGAGATTCTGGACGGGTATTACAAGATCAAAGCTCAGGAAAAGGAGTCCAAGAAATGAGAGACCTGATTCTGGTTCTCGGAGCCTTGGGCTTCGCACTCTTCGGAATGATGCTCACCGTCGGCATCGTGGCATCCGGGGTGATGTTCTGGATCAATCTGTTTTCGTGAGGCGAATCATGGCCAAATACAAATTGAAAAACAGTGTGCTTCAGGGTCATCTGGACGTTATCAGCGGCGGGGAGTTCTCAGAAACCCTCAAGTCGGGAAATGTCGAGTTCGACAAAGACGACATGGCCTTAGTTACCCTCGGATCTTCGATGCATGGAACAAAGATCATAACTGGAAAGTTCTCTGTGATCCTGCACAAGGATGAAGTCTATGAACTCGCAGAGTACACCCCGAACGACTGGAACAGATTCCCCGACGTGACGCCTCCGGAAGGCGTCTGGATGCGCGTGGAACAGATTTTTAACAACCGGTCTCGACGTATCGGAGGCATCTTCAGAGACGGGCGATGGTACGGCAGACATGACATTGGTGGCCAGTACCTCGATACAACGCTGGACAACGTCGTCCGATTCCGCCCGTGGGAGTAAGCCATGAGTTTCGGTTGGATTGTGGTCCTGATTCTCGGCATGTTCTACATCGGCATTGTTATTCCAAACCAACAGCATTTGAAGGCAATTGATCGCGTGCTCACGACAGTAGACAAGGCGATTGACGCCGGACTTATGACAAAAGAAGAGTTCGACGCGTCTATGAAGAAATTCGCCAAAGAACTTGGCGACATGGACAACTGATTCATTCACTCACCAAGGCTAAGGAGGCCTTATGAAATTCTCTAATCTCAAATCCTCAATCATCGAACAGTTCAAGGCAACCAACGACGTAGTGCCGTTCATCGTCGGCAAGCCCGGTGGCGGGAAGAGTTCCTGTGCTCGAGAGATCGCACAGGCGTTGGCAGACCTGCATGGAATCTCTGCGGATCGCATCGTGGAATTCAATCCGTCTTTGCGTGAACCGAGTGATGTGCTTGGACTCCCGCAGTTCAACGGCGACTACACCAAGTGGCTGCCACCCGAAGAATTCTGGGCACTCCGAGAAGGCGTGGGGCCGTGCGTGCTGATCATTGAGGAACTCTCGGATGCCGACATGTCCATGCAGAATCCGCTGTGTCGTGTCATTTTGGACAGATGCGCAGGTCAGCTTCGCTTGAGCTCCCAGCTCTTCATTATCGCAACGGGCAACCGCACGACAGACCGATCGGGGGCGAACCGCTTGAGTACCAAGCTTGCCAACCGCATGCGAGAGCTGGAGTTCTCGGAGGACTTGGACGATTGGCTGGCATGGGCAGAAGAACATGGCATCCCTGTGGAGTTGCAGGCGTTCATTCGGTACCGGCCCAACCTGCTTTCGGACTTCGATCCCAAGCGCACTAAGAACCCCACGCCTCGCAGCTGGGAAAGTGTTGCTCGTATCCCCGAAGCTATCCGTAAGGATGCAGCTGTCTTCATGGAACACGTGGCCGGTTCGGTTGGCGAAGGTGCGGCGGCTGAGTATGTTGGCTTCCTGCGTGTAATGGATCGACTGCCGGACGTTGACCTGATCCTCAAGAAACCCGAAGAGGTTGATGTCCCGACGGGCCGAGATGTTCTGTGGGCTACGGTGGCCAAGCTTGCCACGCTGGTCAACGAGAAAACGGTGGAAGCCATCTGGACATACACCGAACGACTAGGCGATGAGATGGCCGTGGCTGCTGCGAAGATGTATTGCTCTGCAAACAAGACTGCCTTCAAGACCGCCAAGGGCAAGGACAAGCGTGTGGTCTACGCGTCTCGCGTGGTGCCGTTCCTGCTGAAGTCCGGGTTGTTGGTATGAGGTACGCCGTAGCTATTGTCGGCGGAAAGGTCTGGGTCGTGGGTTGTTTCAAGTACAACCCCGGCTCAGACTGCGTGGATATCCAAGCGCAGATGGGGCTCAAGGGTTCACGTTACTACTACATGCACTCGCACAGCACCAACACCAGAGCGGCGGCCAAGGCTGGATTCGTTCGAGTTTTGTCGCGCAAATACAAGGACGGTTCCCCATGGGAAATCTTTGGAGACGATAAATGAAGTATGCAGTTGGGTTCTTTGGCGATCGCGTGTGGATGGTTAACCCCTACTCTATGAATAGCGGCACCCCATTTTTTCCAGCTACCGTCCACGTTACCGAAGGTGAGTTGCGCAGAGGAAAAGGGTGGACATTCTTGCATAACCACTATGAGGCATTTGTCGAAGCCTACCCAAACCGTTTCGACCGCATCATGGGCAAACCGAGCATGGCCAAGCTGCCTTGGCAAATTTACGGAGGTGGCAAATGAGGTACGCAGTAAAAATGAGCTCCCGTGGCCGCTTAGTGTGGATGGTGTCTCGCGTTGGAATTGAGTGCCCCTACAAGTCAATAAATATCGTCGAGTGGTACATGTGGAAAGGTAAGGAGGCTTGTCGCTTTAGTACCCTCTCACACGATAGTGCACTCGAGGCGTTCGACAAACTGATGCGTGGCATGGGCATGCGCGATTATGTTGTCTACAGGGGGTGACAAATGATCTATTGGGTGTGTATTTACCGCCATGGCATACAAGTCGCTTCCGTCAGAAAAGACGTGGTGGGTCACCATGGTGGTGAGCTGTATAACTTGAACAAGTTTGGCAAGGGAGCTGCAATGCATCTGGTGGCCAGGAGTACCCCCGTGACGCCCGTCTACAACTCGTATATGCATGCACTTTCAAGATTGAGCGATCGCATCGCAGACGACTGGAAGGGCTGCAACTTCGAACAGTATGTGGGGGTTAAGAATTGAAGTACGCAGTAACTCGTGCCGCCAGGGCACAGATATGTGTCGGGTGCGCACTGATTTCTGAAAGACGCGGCTTCGACCAAGCCTATTCGTACTTTGCAAGGAGGCGTCGTAAAGATACGCTCCAATGGGGCAAATACCCCTCTAAGGATTGGGCGTGGGAAGAGGTATTAAGCGACGCCGAAGAGTGCGCTCGCCGTGGCGACCTGATGTTTATACGAGGCAAGGAGGACGAATGATCTACTACGTTAACGTTCTCAGAGGGTTCGACGACATCGAAGTCTCCTGCGTGGTGAAGTCGTCGATGACAAACTCTTATATCGGCACGCAGTTTTACTTGCTGCCGGGGCAAAGGAGCACTGGGTTTCGCTCTAACGGCGATTACCCCACAAAGAAGGCCGCCGACATTGCGCTGTGCGGCTATGCCTTGGGAGAACCCAAGTTAGGCGAGGTTCATACGTTCGGCGAGGAGATTCGATGAAGTATTCAGTTTGTTACGCCGACGGGGGTGGGTTCGCTTTCACTCTCGTTGCTAAATCCAACATCAATCCCCTGCGCTTCTGCGGTTACTGCGCTTTTGTGAATGTCAGAGGAAAAGACATACCTTACGCCGAAGCAAAGCTGACCTTCTCCTTCGGAACAGTGGAAGCCGCGTGGGATAGTGTAGTGGCTGGCGACTGGGCCAAGGGCGATACGTTATATGGAGAAGAGCTATGTACTACATAGTTTCAAGCAGTGGGTACAGGGTGCGGATTGCCTACATAACAGCAGGTAAGTTTGGGTACCAGACGCGTGCGGGCTCTATAGACAGGCATCGACTGCACTGGTGCGGCGAAGTTATCGGCGACGACGATGTGTTGTTCAATTGGTATCTTCCGGCAGAGAGAAGCAAAGCCGAGTCCAATCTGTATTTCGACACCAACATGAAGATGTGCTGGGATCCCAAAGAGTTTGGAGAAGACAAATGCTTTACGTAATTTCCAGCACTGTATTCAGAGTGCGCATCGCATACATAATGGCCGACCAGTACGGGTGCGAGACACGCGTGTGCTCTATAGAAAAGCGTCTGTATAGCCGAAACGCGTCTGCTATCTGTGGGGACCATATGTGCAAATTCTATATGCCGTTTGAGAGGCGCAAGGCTGAAAAGAATTTGTACGACGACTCCGACATGAAGGTGTGTTGGAACCCCAGAGTATTTGGAGAAGACAAATGTTCTACGCAGTCCTGAGCTTCAAACGCTCGCTCAAAAAGCGCCACATCAACGTGGCGTGGGCCAGACCGAAAAGCAACGGCATGTTCATTCTCTACGAAGTCAAGTTCAACAAAGACGGCCAGCGCAGACGACATTTCTATCCGGTCACTTGGTGTGACAACGAGACTGTCCTGCGGGGCGAGATCAGAGTCCTGGCATGCATGCGCAAAGCCAGTCTAAGAATTTTTCGGGGGGAATCGTGTTCTACATAGCAGAACCCACCAAGTTCGGCTTCATCGAAATCTACACCGTTGTCATGGAGACTCGGGTCTCCGGGTTTACATACAAGCTTGTCTGGTCTCACGCTGTTTACAGAGGCCGGGAAGTTAACCGAGCCCAAGACAGAGTCAGGCAAGACTGGTTCGACGAGTTTGTTCAGAACGTCGTGAAGCACGGCGCTCGGATTTATGGAGGACCTATCATCAAGGAGGTGCAATGAAATACGCAGTTGCAGACTTTGGCGACAGGCTTTGGATGATCTGCATGCGCCCAGACAGGACCGAAACATTCCAAGGCTGGTTTTTCATCAACGAGGGCGTGCTTTGTAGGGGCAAAGGCTTGGCGATGTATCACACCTTCACAAAGGTCCCTAAGGCAGGGCTCAACAATGCATTTTCCGCCACGATGGAACTAGAACGCGACCGCTGGAAGGAACGCAGACGGGAAAGCCCTTGGAAGGTTTACGGAGGCAGCTGATGAAATATGTTCTTGCCCGAGACGCTCTTGGCGGGGAATGGGCATTCTGTGTTTTTCTCCCCACTCCGGAAAAGCATACCCGCGCTTGGTCTATGAGGTTTGCCTGGCTTCGTCGCAGCGATGAACCCAAATCAGGCGTATTTACTAGAAAGTATTCGTCTAGAGAGCACTGCGAGCATGACTTCGAATACTACATGCGGCTGTCTCTCGTGACCAGAGTCGTTTTTCAAGGAGGCAGCTGATGGAATACACAGCATTTCACTGCACCGCATGGAGCATAACGCACGGTTGTAAAGATTCGGTGCCGACCATTGCTGTGGTGCACGAGTTGGATTCCGGGCGCTTCAATTTTATAGCTGTTAGCTTGCACCGACGGAGTGGCCCAGAGTTTAAGACGTCTAGCGCTCCTCGCTTTGACAGGCAACGTGTCACTGACTGGATGTGCAACTTCGTGCATGCCTACTTCGACAAGCACAAACCACCTCTGTGTGACAAACACACACTCAAGACATGAAAAAACAACCACTATTTCAAAACGTTTACCGCGAGAACCGCACAACGTCTGCTCTCTTCCAGGGCACCGGAGCCGGCATTTTCGCTACCAGTCCGGATACGACTGGGCGATCAACATTTTGGTATCTCACCAAAAAGGAGAAGCCTGAATTCCTGGATGCTTTTTACAACATGCCGCTGCGAAGCCAAGCAGCACGCAACAGCATCATTTCTCTCTTCAACCTCTACTGCAAACAAGGACGAATCACTATGTCTAACGAACGCAAGGAAAAATATTTCGAAATCTCCAACTATCAGGACGTGGCCATCGGTTACGTCGAGTGGGAACCCGAAGGAAAGGCCGACGAGTCGTACTTCAACGACTATTTGAAGATCTCGCTGTACGACGGCGTGACTCGTGAAGGCTCGGTGTACTTCGAAAACGGCAAGCCGGTCTGTCAGATTTGCGGGCGAAAAGCCAAGGAATATCCGACCATCGAAGCGGCGCATGACGCCATGGTTGAGCATTTGACAAGCAAGATCGTCAGCGACGCTCTTGGAATCTAGTCATGCCAAGAAGCAAGAAACCACGCAAGCGCCACCAACCACGGTGGGTGCATCGCCCTCTTCCACCCGAACAAGCTCAAGGCATTCGAGACAAGTTCATCGCTGTCCAAGTAGCCATGGAACTCAAGCTTCACTTGGGAACCTGCACACTCGACGAGATCACCGCAGCCATCGAGATGTTCAATCTGACTGGGCTGTCCTTGATTCATAGGAAGTTCCAGCTCGAGGACGACCTCGTGGACACGCTCAACGCAGGCTCAGAAGCCCTGGCAGCTGTGAGGGCCCGAGGGTTGAAACTTAAACCCATGCGGTTCGTGTGCACCGCCAAGGAGCGAGACGACATTCTCAACGGCTTGGAGACCGTAGGGCAGTACCTCGTGGACGCCGCAACAGACGATGCGTCGCGCCTTCTGTTGGAGTGGAAGGCTTCGTTAATTTATGGAGGAATTGAAGATGGACGCAAAGGACATTCAGAAAAAACTTAGCCGCGCATGTGCGCAGTTGATGATCAAACATCCGTTCTTCGGAAGCTTGGTTTACCAGCACGAGATGGAGATCACGGAAGACATCGAAACGGCAGCTGCATCGTCGGACAACCGGATGCTGTTCAACCCGCACTTTGTGGAGAAGGTTTCGCCGGAACAACTGATCTTTTTGGTTGCCCATGAAGTGATGCATATTGTGTTTGCCCATGCGGCCCGACGCGGAAACCGCGACAAGGAGACATACAACATCGCCTGCGATGCGGTGATCAACGAGATTCTGATTGCCGAACGCGTGGGTGATTTCATTCCCGGAGGCATCCGCATGGAGGGTGCCGAGACGGAAACGTCGGAGAATATCTACAACAAGATTTACGACCCGAAAGGCAATAGCCAAAGCGGAAAAGGCAGAGGAAGAGGCAACGACAACGACGACGGTGAAGGCCAGTACGAAGGCTGCCTGGAAATCAAAGACTTGCAGGAAGATGCACCGCAGATGACCGAAGCCGAAGTGAAGGCTGCTGTCGCCGAAGGCAAGCTCAAGCTCGGGCAAGCTGCTGCGATGGCCCGGATGCAGGGCAAGATGAGCGGAACATTAGGCCGCATTGTTGAGAAGCTTCTGGAGTCCAAGGTGCCTTGGCATCAGATTCTTGAGCGATACATGGTCGGCAAAGCCGAGCAGCGGTACAACTGGAGCCGACCGCATCGTCGTCGTTTGAACATCGCCTACATGCCAAGTCGTGACCGATATCCTTCGATGGGTGAGATTGTTGTTGGTGTGGACGTGTCCGGGTCAATCTCCGATCGTGAAGTCTCTCAGTTTCTTGGGCATTGCAAGGCGATCTTCAACTTGTGCCATCCGAAAAAGATCTACGTGGTCTACTGCACCACAGAGATTGAGGCCGTCGATGAATTTGATTCGTCCGAAGAGGTTGTGCCTCGAAAGAATCGCTGGTACGGCGGTACGCATATGCCTGCCATCATGGACTGGATTGCCGCTCAAGGCATCGAACCTGACGTTTGCGTGACCTTCACGGATGGCTACACACACTACCCCACAGAGCGTCAGGTGCCGTGTGATCTGGTCTGGGTTTTATCGACCAACTACAAGCCAAGCGAGGATACTCGCGGAGAGGTTATCTATGCTGTGGAAGAGGACTGTTAATCAATATGGCAGGGTTGTTTATCAGTTCCTTGAGCGTGAAGACGACACCTTCAGTTTGATGGGTGTCATCGACTACGACCCTGCACGACCCAGATACAAGGCAGAGATTTTCCACATCGGACTTGAACCCCGATGGTTTGATGAGCTTGAAGAAGCTAAGGAGTGGGTGGAGTCCACATTCGTTTCGATCAAGCTTGGCAATCTTTAACTTCCGAGCGGCGTATTGCGCCGCTCCCCTTCACTATTCATTGGAGAAATTTATGTCACGCATTCGTTTTGCAGACAGGGACACAAATCCCTACCAGCCCTGGAGTGATCCGTTTACTCCCATTCTGGAAATTGCCGCAGAAAACTGGAATGACATCGAGTCCGGCAAACCTGTTTCTTACGCATTCTGTAACTTCCGCCCGAGCGCTTCTTATGACTCATACAGATACGGCATCGAATTTTCTCGCATCGGCGGAGATGGCCGTATAAAAGACATATCCATCAGTGTGAGTCGCTTTGGTGCCAAGGAAAAATGGGTTGATGCACCCGACGAGCAAAGCTGCACGGTTCCACTCACTCAGGGTTCCGGAGTTCCCATTTTCAGCGGCATCACAGGCAAGTTTGCCTACGGTAGAACATCGCAGTGTCGCAGCCTCGTCGGCGTTAAGCTTTCGAAGCATACGTTGAAGAGGATTGCCTGGTTCGTGTGGGACCGCTGTAAACAGATTGAGGAAACTACAGAGCGTGGTCGTGTATTTGCAAATGTGATGACATTTGTTGAGAGCCGAGAACTTGTGCTCTGGATGATCAAGAGGCTCGCAGAAGGAACCCTTCCTCGGCGCTACACCCCCTACCAGTACGTTCTTGAAGATGTTCACAAGGTTTGCGACCGGATCAATCTAATCAAGGCCGATGCAAAACTACGCGCTTGCTTTGAGTGTAAGGATGCTGATGTAGTGTACGTTGCTCCTCTGTTTGAAAAGCTTTCAGGAAACGTTTTCGTGCGCATTGGACTTAGCCGTTGCCGCATGGCAGAGATTACCAGTGCGTTTGTTGTGGTTCGGCAAGTATCAGAGAGCGGAAGCGTCGGTTGGGCTGTGTATCTGGCGAACCCGGCTATAAAGGAAACGACATATTGCTTCGGTGGGCGTGGGGAGCCCAAAGACAAGCAGGAGGATATTCGTGAACGACTGGCTTCGAAGCTCGTTTCTCTGGCTCTTGGCATACGCGAAGACTGGGATTTACAAAGCGCGTTGAATAACGAGTTCCGAAAGGTTCGTACTCAGCGCATGCCGACAGACGAAGCCATCGAGATGTATCGTGGAGTTTTGGGCAAGATTGACGACACTGTACGCAGGATTGGAACCAGTGCTATCACTCGGGAAGGTGCCAACAGCACGACAAACCGCATCATTGTTGAAGTTTTCTCAACGTTCTATGGAGTGAAAAATGAGAATCATTGAAAAGCGTTTCGGCTTTGGCCGTCCGGATTGCCAGAGCAAGGACATCAACGAGAAGTTGAACAAAATCATCGAAGAGATAAAGGCCATGGAGCTTCGCCAGGTCCGCATGGAAACGCGGTTGTGTCGCCTGTGCGAGAAGATGAACGTCAAGCTTGAAGGAGCGAAGCGATGCAGATAACGCCATGGCTGATCTACTGGATCGACGTGATCCATTCGATCTGCGCACTCGGGAACGTATTGGTGTTCGGAAGTGTGCTTTTAATTGGCTTGTCTGGGCTTATCTACGACGGTAAGCCAACAGCCGAATGGAAGAAGGCGGTTACCTTCTTGTTATGGCCGCTTTGTATTGGCGCAGTCATTTGCATTTTCGTCCCGTCCAAGACAGTGATGATGCAGATGTTGATCCTTCCGCCTGTCGTAAATAACGAGCAAGTGCAGGAGCTTCCGAGCAACGTTCTGGAATACGTAAATAACTGGCTGGAAGAAGCCAACGAGGAATTGAAGGAGAAAAAGAAATGATCACGTATGACTTCGAAACATATTACGACAAGGACTACTCCTTGAAGAAGTGCACGATGGAGGAATACATCCGCTCTCCCTTATTCCAAGTCATCGGCGTGTCCGTGAAGAAAGACGAGGAAGACATTCATTGGATCACGGGTTCGCATGAGGAAATCAAGAGCGCATTGGAAGCCTTGCATCTGGAAAACGAAACAGTCATCGCACACAACGCGGCCTTCGATTGCGCAATTCTCAACTGGGTGTTTGGCATCCGACCGAAATTCATCATCGACACAATGTCCATGCTAAGACCTATCATCGGGATTTATCCGCAAGGGGTCAGTTTGAGAGCAGCTGCCGAGTTCTTTGGCATTGGCCACAAGGGTGACGAAATCTACAACACCGTCGGCAAGCGCTTAGAGGACTTCACTCCGGAGGAATTGCAACGGTTCGGCGAATACTGCCGTAACGACGTGTCGTTGACGTGGGACCTGTGGAAGATTCTCAGGGATATGTTCCCTATCAAAGAGCTGTATCTGATCGACTTGGTGATCAGAATGTTCACGGAGCCGGTGCTTCGCATCAACGTGGAGAAGCTCAAGAAGCATTACGCAGAAGTCGTTGCACGCAAGCAGGCCATCATCGACAAAGTCGGCCACGATAATCGAGACGCCTTCATGTCCAACGACAAGTTTGCGGAATTGTTGCGTGAGCATGGCGTGGAGCCGCCGACGAAAATCTCTGAGAAGACCGGCAAAGAGTCCTACGCGTTTGCCAAGACCGACAGAGGTATGCAGGCATTGCTCGAGCATCCGGATGAGTTTGTGCGTGCTCTGGCGTCCGCCAGGCTGGGTCTGAAATCGACAATTGAAGAGACGAGAACAGAGACGTTCATTCAAATCGGAAAACGCGGCACCTTCCCTATCCAGCTCAACTACTTCGGTGCCGTAAATACGGGGCGATTCAGTGGAGGCGGACAGACTAACCCGCAGAATCTTCCCCGAGGCGGAGTTCTTCGTGAAGCTTTGGAAGCTCCGGACGGCTACACCATTGTGGCATGTGACTCTTCCAACGTAGAAGCAAGAACGCTTGCGTGGCTGGCTGGAGAAGTTTCGCTTCTGGAAGCTTTCAAACGCGGAGAAGACGTATATTCGAACTTTGCGTCCAAAGTGTACGGGCACCCGGTTAATAAGCACGACAACCCGACGGAACGCTTCGTGGGAAAGACTTGCACGCTCGGTTTGGGGTATGGAACTGGCCATAAGAAACTGCAAACCACACTGCATAACGGCATGGTTCGTGTTGATCTTCTGGAAGAAGAGTGTCAGCGTATCGTGAAGTTGTACCGTTCGACTTATGCTGCAATTCCTCGCTTATGGAAGCAGTGCCAGGATGCCATCGGCTACATGTACAACGGATGCCAAGGCGCTATTGGTGTCGGTATCCGCCTCCCCTTCAAGGGGCAAGAAATTGAAATGCCCAACGGCATCACGCTCAAATACCCAGAGATGCAGGCTGAGCAAGGCCAATATGGGCCGGAGTTCACCTACCAGAAGACTCGGTTCCGCAACAAGATATACGGCGGGGCAATGACGGAAAACATTGTTCAAGGACTCGCCCGCATTGTGGTTAGCTATCAGATGTGTGCGATCAAAAAGAAGCTCGACGAGCGGTCTGCTCTGAAAGCTGATGGAAAGATTCGCCGCGTGGTTCACATGGTTCACGACGAAGTCGTGGTGGTTGTGCCCGACGAAGAAGCCCAGGAAACGAAAGCCATGATGGAAAAAATCATGTCCAAGTCTCCGAGCTGGGCCAAGGGTTTACCCTTAGCTTGCGAAGCTGGGCTCGGCAAAAATTATGGTGAAGCTAAGTAGTCGTGTTACACACTCGAGGTGTACTTACAGGCATTGAAAACACTCGATTTTGCCTTTGCTGTAAATACGCTTTTAGTATAATTGCCATGTCTAAGGAGGAAACATGACTACCATTCACTACGACTACGAACGTTTGCGTCAGGCAGTTGTACTTCTGCTTGATCTTCGTTACGGAAAAACGCGATCCGAAAAACTGCGCGGCAGCATCATGTCTGATCGTCGCCCTGCCCGCTTCCAGAAACCGATTGCAGCTCTCAACGAGTTTTTTGTTCTTGCTTCCCAGTCTCGTGTGAAAGCCTTGGAGCTTCTCGACTTGACGGATCGCCGCCGCGAAAGGAATCGAGCTGCAGAGCTCGCCAATCCGTCTCCGGGGCAGCATAGAAGACTTGTGATCGCAAAGTCGATCGCCGATACTCGCGCACGCCTTAAGTTTGCAACAGAAATCCACGAAATTGAGATCGGCCGCAAACTGAATGGGCCTGAAAAGAAGGATTTTCAAAAAGTCCTTTCTGCGGCATGGGCGGAACGTAGGCGGAAATACCGCAAGGAGTCCGGTCTCCCTGCCGGTGACGCTAATACCGTCTTCTCCAGAATGCTTGACGAAGAGCTTCAGGAGCAGTACCAGACTGCGAAGCGCGAGGAAGAGCGTCGCCGTTTGAGCGACACATCCCGCCGTCGGCTCGAAGCCAAGGAAGCATATAAGAATTCCCAAAAATCCGGGGCTTCCAAGGAGGCCCTGGCCAAACTCACCCGTAAATTCGGAGGAACTTAATGGAAAAACTTCCGCCTTGGACGGCGTCCTCTTTGGACGCCTATTTGACTTGCCCCCAGCGGTACTACCGAACCAAGATTGCCAAAGATGTAAAAGACTTGCCTCCCAGTGACGCTGTGTTGCTGGGGCGCAAGCTCCACAAGGCATTTGAAAACGCGGTCAATCTTGGAGACGGACTGCCTGCTGAATACCGGCATCTACAGCCTCTCTTAGACAAGATTAAGGCTCTCCCCGGAGAGAAACTGCCGGAGCACAAATTTGGCTGCACGGAGGGTTTCCAGCCTTGCAGCTTTTTCGACAAGCAGGTGTGGACTCGAGGGGCCGCAGACCTTGTAGTTAAGCACGGAAAGACGTGCTTGATCCTCGACTACAAAACAGGTAAGCGAAAACCTTCGGACCAGCTCAAGCTCTACGCGGCTTACGCGTTTTCCACGTGGCCGGAGATCGAGACTGTTCACACGATGTTTGTGTGGCTCAAGGAAAAGAAAATCGACAAAGCGACTTACAAGCGCGAGGATGTTTCGAACATTTGGAACGACTTCATTCCGATCGTTGCCCGCGTCCGCAAGTCCTTTGAAACGAACAACTGGCCTGAGAAGCCTTCGGGTTTGTGCCGGGCTTGGTGTCCCGTGAGCTCTTGTCGTTTTTGGTGCCAGTAAGTACAGAGAAATACCATGGAAGATAACAAAATCGAGATCGACCCCGCAGCAGAGATGGTGCTGCATGAAATGGCTGACGAATTTATCTGCGGCGGGACGGACATTTACCAGACGCTCAGAGACGCGTTTTTGCTTGGCTACCAGACGGCAGACACAGAACACGACCTTCGACAGGCCGATGAACTCATCCAAGAATGGGAGGGAAAGTGACCCCGGAAGGTAAAGTAAAAGACAAGGTTAAAAAACTTCTTAAGGAACGCGGAGCGTACTACGTTATGGTCGTCCCGACAGGGTACGGCAGCGGGGTTGGTATACCTGATTTCGTGGCATGCGTTCCGGTGAAAATCACTGAGGCAATGGTCGGTCAGACGCTTGGCATCTTCACGGGCATCGAGACGAAAGCTCCCGGCAAGATCAAGAACACGACCGTCAACCAGAAAAAGCACCTCCAGGGCATCTCGGAAGCCAGCGGCATGGCTGTCGTCGTTGACAATCCCGAACTGGCGGAGACTTTTCTGGACATGCTCGATGACGGCAAGCCTCAGTATTACGTACCACAGGAGTAAATATGCTGACTTACACGGACTCAGACTGCGAGCAGCTGATGCAGAAAATTGACGGCAAGCTCGACGGGCTTCTGCAGTTTTGGAGAACCGATAATGACTGGCTTCAACATGTGGCAAATGTTGGCGGCGACACGTTTTACCAACCGCACAAGGTTCTCGACCTAGGCTGTGGCAACGGACAGTTTTTGCACGCCTACAAAATGGTGTACCCGGAAGCTGAGTGTGAAGGCATCAACATTTTTGGTTCTCAGATTGCGAGGTGTCGTGATTGGACCCTTGAACTTCAATACGGAGACATTACAAAAAGTGAAATGTGGCCTTCATCCTTGTATCAGAAGATTTTCTGTCACTACACGCTTGGGCATATAGAAGATACGGAGTGGGAGCAGCTGTTTGATGCGGTGTTCGACCACTTGGAACCCGGCGGCGAGTTCATCATCTGGGACATTTGCCAAAAGCACGTGGAAAGAGACGAATTGTATGGATACCGCTTGTACCCGCTTTGTGAAGTTTTTCGCGTATTGAAGGAGTCTGGTTTTAGCGTGACATTCAATGCCGGGCATCCCACTTGGTACTTGCACGAGGACTTATTTCATTTGCTGGACAGGACCGAAATTGATCTGATTAGACGGTATACCTGCCCTGTTCTCTTCGTCGCTGAAAGGATGTGTAATGGAAATTCAGTTTAAGAAAATATCTCCGTTGGCAAAGATTCCAACGCGAGCAACGGAAGGCGCTGTCGGCTACGACCTGTATGCCAGCCAGATGTCCTCCATCAGGCAACATGGATGTGGGTTAATCCCCACGGGCATTGCCGTTGACTTTCCCAAGGGATGGTACGCCACGGTGATTCTGCGGTCTTCCATGCATAAGCGTGGACTGGTCGGGTCAGTCGGCCTTATCGACAACGACTATCGAGGCCAGATTTACGTCCAGGCGTGCAACATCACTGGGAACATCGTGAGTTTTATGCCGGGCGATCGAGTTGGCCAGATCATCTTTCATCAATACGAAACCCCGGAACTTGTGGAAACCCAGGATGAGCTCAGCAAAACGGAACGCGGAGAAGGTGGCTTCGGATCAACAGGCGTTTGATGAAGCCGAGCGGTACGAAGAATTCCAAAGGGAGTTCAGTGACTTGGCCATGTGTGCCGTTCGCTATGCGCTTGGAAGAGCTACGTATGTCAGTCACAGTATCCCTCGCGCGATCTGCAAGAACATGGATTTGATGACGATTCACAGTCTGAAGATCATCATCAGAGATATCACAGAGTGCAAGCAGATCAACGGCAAGATCGGCATGGACATTGACGACGAGAACTGGGCGTTGTTCAAGGAAATGTGCAAAGACGCCTTGGAATTGAAGGAGGTAGAAAAAGAAAATGCCGAAAGAGAAAAAGCCGGCGATTGTGCTGGCGATCGACGGGACAGTATCGGACAACAGCAACCGGCTGCACTACTTAAAGGGTGAGTTCCCTGATTGGGTTCGTTACCACGCAGAGTTTCTGAAGGACAAACCGATCCAAGCGGCGGTCACTCTGATTGATGCACTGATCTGGTACCGGCACATGAAAGCTCACGACTTGGAGGTCGTGTTCAATACCGACAGACCGTCTTACATGCGCAACCTCACAGAGGAGTGGCTGCAGGAACATGTTGGCATTCATAACTGCAAGATTTTCGTGCGAAACCACACAAGCGCAAAGATGTCTCCATTGGAGACGAAGAAGTACAACTTAGAGAGAATCAAGCGGGAGTTCAACGTCCTCATGGCGTTCGACAATGACCCGGAAGCGGCGGATATGTACGCTGCCAACGGGGTGACCTGCTTACAACCTAAATTACAGGAGAACACCAATGCCGCAAAGCCCGGAGCGTAAAGCCCAGTACGACAAGGCGTACAATGCACGACCTGAGCAAAAGAAGAAACGTGCCATGCGCAACGCGGCACGGCGTAAAATGGAGGCCGCAGGCAAGGTGAAGCCTGGCCAAGATGTGGATCACAAACGCATGTTGAAAGACGGCGGCTCCAACGCAATGAGCAACCTACGTGCGGTTAGCCCAAAGACTAATCGTGGCTGGAGACGTAAGGACTAAGGAGGAAACAATGCCGCTTATTGTCAAGCAGAAACGAGCGGTGGTTTTTAAGCTGAAGGAGCCCGGCAAGATCACAACTGTGATTCCGACTGCCAAGGAGTTCATTCATAACGGCGACCATCTCGTGGCAGTGCCGCACAAGCCCGATGAGACTACCATTCTGCGGAACCTGGGGTACGACATCCCTGCTCCCATGAACGTGTACTACCCGTACAACGGGCGTTTTAAGCCCTTCGATGCTCAGAAGACGACAGCTGAGTTCGCATCCATGAACCGTCGTTGCTTCATCCTGAACAGTATGGGCCTTGGCAAAACCATCACCACGCTGTGGGCTATCGACTATCTCCAGAAGATCGGCGCTGTGCGTCGTGTTCTAGTCATCTGCCCTATCTCCGTTATGGAGAGAACTTGGGCTGACGAAATCTTCAAGTCGTTCCCGGAGATGCAGGTGAACGTGTTGTACGGTACCCGTTCAAAGCGCAAGCAATTGCTGGATCAACCTGCCGACATCTACATCATCAACACCGACGCTATCAAGATCATCCAGGATGACTTGGAAGTGCGTCCGGACATTGATCTTGTGGTGATCGACGAGCTTGCACTTTTCCGCAACAGTGGCTCCGATCGCTGGAAGGCAGCCAACGAAATCTGCAATAAGCAGCTTGGCGGTAAGCGCCGAGTCTGGGGGCTTACGGGTTCCCCGACTCCCAATGCTCCGTCGGATGCATTCGGCCAGATTAAGTTGGTGGCCCCGGATACTCCGGGCTTTCCTCGCTACTTCGGTCGGTTCCGCGACATGGTGATGACTCAGGTCTCCCAATTCCGCTACGTCCCCAAGCTCGATGCCGCCGAGACGGTTGCCAAGTACATGCAACCGGCGATTCGCTTCGCCTTGGATGATGTGGTTGATCTGCCTCCGCAGATCATTACGCAGCGCTCAGTTGCGCTTTCCGGCGAGCAGAAGAAGGCATACCGCTCAATGGTTGAACAGCTCCGAGCTGAGTTGACCAACGGCGACATCCAGGCCGTGAACGAAGGCGTAAAGGCTTCCAAGCTGCTTCAAATCGCCTGCGGCGTGGCGTATGGCACCGGTGAGAATGGCGAGAGCATCTCCATCCCCCTGGAGTGCAAGCAACGCTACGAAGCTGTAGATGAGGTTATCAACGAGTCCGAAGGCAAGACCATTGTCTTCGTACCGTTCTCGGGCGCTCTGAATGCTCTGAAGGATTTCCTCGTGGAAGCAGGCCACACCGTGGCCGTCGTGGATGGTTCGACGCCCAAGCATGAGCGAGACGAAATCTTCTACAACTTCCAGAACACGGATGATCCCAGAGTCATCGTGGCCAACCCGGCTGCCATGTCTCATGGCCTGACGCTCACAGCTGCCACGACCATTGTGTGGTTCGGTGCTTGCTACTCCAATGAGGTGTACCAGCAGGCCTGCGCCCGCGTTCGCCGTCCCGGTCAGAAGCGTTCGACTGTTATCGTCCAAATCATCTCGACGCCGATCGAGGAGAAAATCTACAAGCGCATCGGAGACCGCCAGTCTCTGCAAGGCTTGTTATTGGACATTGTTAGGGATAACCCTGAAGTTTAGCTATCAGCTCGAGTATTACTTACATACCCTAAAAGGGCCCAAAAACACTCGAGCTGTAAGTTCAATGTGTGTATACTTTCCCCATGTTGGAGGACATGATGGACACGAAAAATCTATCCGTCGAAGAGCTCGTCAGAGCTTACATCTCTTTGCGAGACAAGAAGGCTGAGTTGAAAGCCGAGTTCACCAAGCAGCAGAAGCCTTACGACGACGCACTTTTTCAGATCGAATCTGAAATGCTTGCCAAGATGAAAGACACCGGTGTGGAGTCTATGAAGACCGCCGCCGGGACGGCATACAAGTCGATTCGTTCGACAGTTTCCGTTGCCGACAAAGAAGCTTACAAGCGGTTCGTCCTAGCCCAAATCGAGGCCGCTGAAGCTAGTGCCGAAGACCCCATGTGGGCCTTCGACTTCTTGGATATCAAAGCAAACAAGAGCGCTGTTGAGGACTTCCTGGCAGCCAAAGACGAATTACCCCCCGGCATCAATCTGCGACGCGAAGAAGTCGTCGGATTCCGCCGTGCATAACTTTTAATCCAGTGAGAAAACTATGAGCAACATTACCCTTTTTGAAGAAACCACCCATCTGCCTGCTTACCTCCAGAGCACTGACACGTCCAATGACGATCTGACTGCGCATGCCAGTCTGACTTTCCCTGTTCTGTCTATCAAAGGCAAGATTTTCACGATCGTTCGCGGTGCTGAACGCCAGGTTGTTCCCAACCCGAAGGACCCGGATTCTCCTGCAACCCGCCTTCCGATCATCATCGTCAAGGCCAACAAGAACAAGTCCAAGACGTTCTACGCCGAAGCCTTCAAGGAAGGCGCAGAAGACGTGAAGCCGACTTGCTTCTCGAACGACGGTATCCGTCCGGATGCATCTGTGGAACACCCCCAGTGCTCCAGCTGTGCCAACTGCAAGTGGAATGTTTTCGGCACGGCTCGTGGCGACAACGGCTCCGGTAAAGGCAAGGCCTGCTCCGACAGCGTCCGCGTGGCAGTTGTTCCGGTTGACGGTCCCTACACCGAGGCCTATATGCTCCGCGTGCCGCCTGCCTCCATCAAGAATCTGGGTGAGTTCGGCACCTACCTTGCCAAGCGCAAGCTTCCGCACCAGGCTGTCGCCTGCGAGCTCAGTTTCGATCAGGCTCAGGCCACTCCGCGCCTCCAGTTCAAGGCACTCGGCGTGGTGAACGAAGCCACCTACAAGCAGGTCATGGAGCTTTCCCAGTCTGACGAAGTTCAGATGATCATCGGTGCCTCGAACCATGAAGTGGTCGAAGCGCAGGCCGAGCCTGTTGCCACCCCTCCCAAGACTACTGCGGAGCAGACAGCAGACGATCTGATCAAGACCGTGCTTGAGCCCGAAAAGAAGAAGTCCGTGGCTAAGCAAACGTCCGGCAGTCTTGAAGATGCACTCGACAGCATCGGTTTTGACGACTAACAGGCACTAATCCGGAGGGGGCTTCGGCCCCCTTTTCTATCAGGTGAATCATGGATACACGAGAGTTTTTCGAGAAAATTTATCCCTCACGCGGTGTCTACCTGATTGCTGTCAAAGTCAACAACACCTTCAAGCATAAGGGTTTCCAGTCGATCGACGAGGCGGTCAAGTTCGCCCTGAAGTACGACTCGGATGGCTATGAGGTGTATCACGCCTGCGCTGCATACAAAGAGCGTCCGCACAAGGACGAGACCGGAAAATTTGTCGCACGTACATCCAGTAATTGGTTAGCGGCCAAGAGCTTCTGGGTGGACATCGACTGTGGTCAAGACAAGGCAGACGCGGGCAAAGGATACCCCACTCAGCTGGAAGCCTGCAAGGCTCTGCTTCAGTGGTGCAAGGACAATGAGGTCCCCTACCCCATGCTTGTCAGCTCCGGCTATGGCGTCCACGCATACTGGTGCCTGACTGAAGAGGTCACTCCGGAGCAGTGGGTTAAAACTGCAACGGCTCTCAAGCGAGCTCTTAACGATGCCGGGATCAAGGCTGATCCTTCACGCACGTCTGACTTTGCCTCTGTGCTTCGTCCCGTTGGCACGCACAACCACAAAGGTCCGTATCCCATGGACGTGAAGGTTGTAAGGATTCAGAAGGCGCAGATTAAGTTTGAAGACTTTAAAGCTCGTATAGAAGCTTTTAGCGGGACCTTTGAAGCTCCTGCTTGGCTGACCGGAGAACCCGTTGAGCAGCTGGTGGAATACTCGGAAGTCGAAAGCTCCATCGAACTCGTGGCGAACAAGTGCAAAGCCGTTGCCATGATGCGAGATACCAAGGGTGACGTGAACTACGATCACTGGCGTGGGGTTATTGGACTGATCAAGTATTCCAAGGAAGATATTGACACAGCATACGACTGGAGCTCTAAGCGAGCTGAGACAGGACACAACAACGTCGATGTCAAAACCCGCTACGAGTCTTGGAATTCGGGCCCGACAACTTGCTCATTCTTTGAAGGCTGTTGCTCGTCGGCGTGTGAAGGGTGCCCGTTCAAAGGAAAGATCAAGACACCGCTGGTGCTTGGACGCGAAGAACCGGAACCTCAGAAGCCCGAAGAAGTGGAAGCCACTTTGGAGAACGGCCAGGAAGTCCGCATGGAAATCCCAGAACTTCCCAAGGGCTACGCCTGGGACGGCTCCAACATGGTTCGGTACGTCAAGGATAAGGAAGGTGTTCTTCATGCCGAGCCCTTCTGTCCGTTCCGCTTCTATCTCGTAGGCCGCTTGGCAGACGAGACCGGAAAGATGAAATTCCAAGCTCGCGCCCACCTTCCAAGAGGTGTTGTCCGCGAGGTCTTCTTGGACGCCAGCATTGCCAGCGCCGGAGGTTCGAAGCTTCTTGAAGCGCTTGGCACTTACGAAATCATTGTTAGCAACCACAAAAATGCACAAATGAACATGCACGCATATCTGAAAGACTCCATTGTGGGTCTCGCTCAGACCAAGGATGTCGTCCGCACGTTCGGTCGCTTCGGATGGCAGGAAGGTGGAGGCTTTTTGGTCGGCAACCGCTTGTACCAGCCCGACGAGACGATGGTTGAAGTTCTTTTGAGCGGCCATGCGGCGCTAAGCGCCGACTCTTTCCCGCGCCCGACCGGTACGTTGGAAGATTACGCCGTGGCTCTCAACTGGCTTTACAACCGTCCGGGCATGGAACCCATGCAGTACGTTATCTGCGCTTTGTGGGCTGCTCCGCTTGTGGAGTTCTGCGAGCCGATCTACAACGGCATCCCTGTGGCTATTACGGGTGCCGAGTCCGGCAAAGGCAAGACAACCGCAGCCATGGCAGCCCTCTACGCGTTCGGTGATCCTGCAAAGAACCTCTGCATCGCAGGCAAGGAGGGCGCAACCGTCAAGGCTCAGGCAGCCCTGGTCGGTACGCTGAAAAACCTCCCGATGCTCTTCGACGAGGTAACGAACAAGAACCGCTTCCAGTTGAGCGACATCTGCTACGCACTTTCCAACGGCACGGAGAACCTTCGTCTCCGCTCAACCGGCGGACGAGTTGAATTCGCAGACCGCGAAAGCTGGAGAACCCACGTTGCCATGACCGGCAACACACACATCAGTGCCCGCTTGGCAGACAACGGGAACTCGGAAGCTGAAGCCATGCGCATCTTTGAAATCCGCATCGACTCCTACGACATTCCGAAACTCGATCCCGTGGAAGTTTCCACGTATGTGGCCCGCATGGGCAAGAACATCGGATGCGCCGGTGAGGCAATCATCAAGTTCCTCGTGGCAAACAAACGCCGTGTGGAAGAGATGATGTCGGAGGCTACGCACCTGGTTTTGCAGAACCCCGAGCTTGCCGCCCAGCCGAAGTACCGGTTCTATCGCAACCACATGATCTGCACGATCACGATGGCCAAGATTGCCAAGGAGCTTGGGATTATCCAGTTCAACATCGACAAGATGATTGAATTTGCTCAGAACTGTGTGAACCGCATATTCGAGGAAGTGGCTGCCAACAACGCACCGACTTGGGATGTGTCGCTCGCCAAGATGTTGACGGACCTCAGTCCGAGGATCATCACGACGCCTACGTATGAGGTTACCAACGGAAGCGGATTGCCAATCGAGGTTAATTGCCCTTACGGGATTATCGGCCGCGCCATCAAGACTGACGGCATCGTATTCGACAACATGCACAACGACCGGATGTATTTGGCGGCTTCTGCTGTTCGGTCTTGGTGTATTGAGAATCGTGTGGACGCGACAGACTTTGCTAATAAGCTGAGCGACCATAGAGTATTGCTTGAACGCAGAGCTCGCATAAGCCTTGGGCGCGGAACCAATGTCACGATTCCCACGCAGCGCTGCTGGGTCATGGACATTTCTAGGATGGATATTGAAGAGGAACCTGAGGAAACTCAGGTACAAGGAGACGCGTAATGGAAAAATATTTGAGTGCGAAACAGCTTGCAGAACTTTTGGGCGTCCATAAGTCTTGTATTTGGAAGTGGGCAGCAAAAGGCAGGCTGCCCAAAGGTGAACGCCTAGGTGCTAAGTGCACACGTTGGAAAGAGTCTGATGTCTTGAAGGCAATTGAGGGCCTCAAGGCGTCGGCTTCGATTCCGGCTTCTGCGGAATCCTAGAAAAGCAAAACTCCCCCCAGGCGGCCATCACGAGCCGCCTTTCTTCTTCTAAACTTGCTCGGTCATATGCGCCATCGTACTTTTTGTCGATGGTGTGGGCTAAGCACAGCTCAACTGCGTCGGTGTGGAATTTTCTCAAATTCTCTCCGGTACGCGTCCATGTTTTGAAACTAGCTCGTGCCACACCATGAGCAGTGATGATCACTTCTCTCCCATACTTTTCCTGTTGTTCTTTGTCAATCCACTTCGGTAACCCGATGGATTCGCGTTGAAAATTGATTTCCCTAATCGTGTTGTAGAGAGCCGCACTGGTAACCCCGCCATAGCCGCTCCTAAAAACATACTCTCCGTCTTTGGGCAGCGACTCTAAAATAGAAATAGCTTGTCGGCTAAGCATTACTTTGAACTTGCCGTTCTTTACTTTCATATCATCTTCCGGAACTACCCAAACCCCTTTCTCTAGGTCTATATCTTCCCACTTAGCTACGGATACCGGATGCACACGGCTTGCCGTCAAGATAGCAAAGCATAAGGCTTTGGCAGACATTCGCGTTGACCGATGCAACTCGTAGATGAAATCCGGAACCTCTTCTGGAAGCAGGGCCCCGTTGTTTTTGTGCTTCTTCGGTGTGCCAAGGTTAGCTAACAGAACGCCTAGCGGACCTCTTATATCAGCAGGATTAGTCCCATCTGCATATTCCATAGCAACTGCCCAGTTCCAAACTTTGGCAATGAGCTGCAGAATCTCTCTACGACGTATGGATGTGGTTGACCAATGGGGCTGGACGCAGTTGAAAACGTCCTTAGTCTTAAGCTGTTTAATAGGAATATTGCCGATTGACGGCAGAATGTGGCGACGCAGAACGCCTTGAACGATCCCCTGCTGGATTCTAGCTGGAGGCTTAGCTGACTTTAGAGCAGCGTCTATCCACAAATCAGCAACTTTGGCAAAGGTAAGGTTCTTTGTAGGAAGCAAGCGCTTGTTTTCACGCTTAGTCCTAACAGGATCGACCCCAGTGGCAAGTTGGGTTCTGTATTCCTGAGCAAGTTGCCTTGCGGCTGCCAAAGATATGTCTTTCTCGTTACCAAGAGAAATGGAGTTGCGCTTTCCTGTAGTCGGAGAAGTGAAACGCAAGACGTACTGCCTACTGTCTCCTCTGATTCTGAGGCAAAGACCTATCACGCCGCCAAGGCTGTGGAAGCCATCTTTAGTTAGCGCCTTCATGGCTTTGACCGACAGCGGAGGAATGAGCTTCATTTAAGGTATCCAAACAAAATTTAGTGTTGCGTAAGGTAGCCAAATTTTACACTAAGGATACCGGTATGGATACCGTGAACACCGTCGATGCTTGTCGTATCATGGGCTTTTCTGGCACTCATTTGGTTTGCAGTTTACGTTTCAGAACGTTTGCTACATCGTTGTTTTAGCTTGAGTTAGTTCTTTC